AAGGGTAAGTACATGGCCGACCCGTCGGCGAAGGGCGCGGGAGTCTTCCCTCCCCCGTACAAGAACGGCCCGCGCACGACGAACAGCCTCGCGCTCGCGGCGCGCACGGGAACGGGAGCAGCGAACTACGCCGACGCGGCGACGAAGGTCTACGCGGCCATCGGTGGAGACGCGCTCATCCAGGAAGGACTCTCGAAAGCGCAGGTCATGACCATCGTGAAGAAGGCACTCAGGGCTGCCGGATGGCGGCCCGGTCAGTAATGCCCGTCGATCCGTCGCCGGTCTTCACTCCTCGCAGCACTGCCGCCCCCGACAAGGGGTCGTCCGGTGTCAGCGTGAGGGTCGCGCACAATCACGGCGAGACGTTCGTGCCGTCGGTGTCGGTTGCTTCGCGCTCGAAGCCGAAACCCATCCCCGGCGGCTCCGCGCCGGGCCCGAGCGCCAAGCACTCGGTCGTCTTCCTCACGCCGCAGCAGATCGAGGAGCAGGCGCGTCAGCACGCGCTCGCCCTCGCGTCGCAGCGTGCGGCGCAGGCACACGTCAAGCAGCAGCCCGAGCTGACGGCGCTGCGGCCCGGCCCGACTGGTTCCGAGCTTGTCGGACAGCACGCGCCGATCTATGCGCCGACTGCGCACCCCGCAGGAAAGGCGGGCTTCATCGCACCGCCGACCGGCCCGACGCACGACATATACTCGCGCATGATCCTCAAGCAGATGGCGACGATGCGGCAGGATCCGACGTACGCGCAGCTCCCGCTCCAAGATCAGGAGGCGAAGGCCCGCGACTTCATCGCTGGCGCTCGTGGCCCCGTCTGGGATCCCTCGACGCAGTGGAACGCGCAGCAGCTCGCCGAGGCCGATCAGATGCGGCGCAAGAACATCGGACTCGTGGGCGTCATCCTCGAACAGGTTGCTCAGGGGCTCATGCCGGTGGCGACAGCCGAGCGTCTCGCGCACGGACAGGCCCCGAGCCTGGGGAGCGTCGCCACGGACATCGGCGCCGGACTGGCCCTCCTGGGCCCCGACGAGCTGCTCGCGCCCGCACGGGCCGTCAAGGCGGGCCTGAGCGCCTACCGTGAGGCAGGCGTCTCCGTTGATTCGGTGCGTGCCGCCAAGGCCGCCCTCGATGCCCGCAAGGGAGCGAAGCAGGCTAAGAGAGTCTTTGCGCTCGACCTTGGGACGAACCAGGCCCGGAAGGACTACGCAGCCACGCTCAAGAGCGCCGGGTACTCGCGCCAGGAACGCAACTCGATCCTCGCCGCACACGACGCCTCGGCGCTCGCGATGTCCCGCGACCTGGGTGTCCGGCCGTCTGACGCCTGGGATCGGATCTACGCGCACTCGCAGTACCACCCGATCAGCGTGACGACGCAGGATGTCAAGACTGGCCGTGTCGTCTTCGCGCAGGAGGGACAGCGCCCCGAGATCACGAATCTCGCGCACACGCCTGACGCAGCGACCGAACCGCCGAGCCTCAACTTCCTCGAGGAGCGCCCGCAGGTACAGAAGTACACGCGCGACGAAGCGTGGAATATGGAGCCCGATCCGAACATGCTCTATCACGGCACGAGCCCCGAGGCGTCGGCGGGTATCGACCAGTCGAAGGCGATCCACGCGATGCCGACCGAGCGCGACCCGTCGCAGGAGGCGGTGTGGCTCACCGAGCACCCGTCACGAGCAGCCACGCAGGGTGGCGTCGTGTACGGGATCCCGCGCGAGCTTCTCCCGCAGGACTTGCTCGGCAAGCGCATGGCGTTCGGCACGTATGCGACGAGCGGCGATGTCCACTTCGGCGGCAACATGGCGCGCGAGACACAGCGCGTGCAGATCGCGAACGAGGCGAAGCCGGGCGACGCTGCGATCTTCGACAGCGAGCGCAGCTTCTACAACTCGCTCACCCCCGGCGAACAGGCGAGCTACGCGAATGAGGTCTTCGAGGTCTCGCGCCTCGGCACGTTCGAGAAAATCGTGGGGCTCGATAACCAGGGGCACCACATGGGCATCGGCGTGTGGCGCGGCCAGGCCAGCGTCGGCATCGCGAACCACGTCATCGTTCGCGAGCTGACGGCGAAGGAGGTCGCGGATCTCAATGCGGTCGCGTCGGCCAAGGGCATCATCCAGTCGCAGGACTCGGTGAGCTGGGGCCGCCCGCTCGCGCCGGGGAAGACCGGCGACAACATCTACCCCGGTTTCCTCGTACGGCCGACGGAGAATACGCCCGAGTCGATGGCAGCACTCGGCGCGAAGGTCGACGCGGAGTTCGGCGCAGGCTGGGTCGGCGTCATCCACGGCCCCGAGGGCGCGTACTACCTCGTGGACTTCTCCGGCTCCGAGAACTTCGCCAATCGACTGCGCGGTCTCGTTCACGATGTCAGTCCGCGCACGGAGCCGATCTCGTGGGAGGGCGGCTACGTCGAGGATGCCCGCGCAGCTCAGGAAGGCGCGTGGGGCGTCATGTATCAGGACGCGATCTCCAAGCACCCCGAGTCGGCCGCACTCCAGAAGGCCATCGACGAGGCGCAGGGCAAGGTCGAGAAGATCCGTACCGACTTCGCTGACTTCGCGCGTGAGCGCGCGGGGCAGCGGTACGAGGAGCTGCTCGCAGAAGCCGCCGCCATGATGGGCAAGCTCGTGCCGAAGAACGGCACCATCGGCAGCCGACAGGATCGCGCCGACGTTCTCCGGTGGCTCTCGCACCAGGCGCGCAACACTGACGACCCGGAGATTCACGCCGTCGCGGACGCACTCGACCAGGCCATCGAGGCTCGCAACTCGCCCGACCCCGAGTCCTTCTTCCAGGGGGACAATCCCCTGTTGCGCCACATCGCCGATGCGCAGGAGCGACCGCTCATCAACCACATCCTCGCGCTCTTCGAGGGCAGCGACGTGTCCACGGCGATTCACGAGCTGGGCCACGCCGTCGAGCAGTACCTTCCCGAAGAGCTGCGAGCGTCGCTCGGCAACGACCCCGAGACCATCGCGCGCACCTTCGAGCAGTACTTCAAGAGCGGCGGCATCCCCGACGAGGCTCTGCGCCCGGCGATGGAGCACATCGCTGAGCAGATGACGCGGATCTACGCGGACGCTGAGAGCGTTCCGGGGGCGAAGATCAGCCCCGAGATCAAGGCGGCGTTCGACGACTTCTTCAAGCGCGAGATCGCGCAGCGCCCTGCGTTCGCTCGTCGGCTCGCTGCTGCGCACCTGCCGCAGAACCACAACTGGCGCTGGCCCGACGACATCACCGGAGAGGCCCGCGCGCTCGCAGAGAAGCACGGCGTCAACCCCGAGCACCTCGTCGGCACCGGAGTGAACGGGCGCGTGACGATCCCGGACGTGGAGAAGTACGTCTTCGAGCAGATGGGCCCGGAGGAGCAGCTCCGCTCGCTCATGCAGGGGCTCCGCGTGTCGCGCGGCGAGCAGGAGGCCGGGTACAGCATCGAGCGCACCGCTCGCTTCCGCAACGCCGAGGGGCACTTCCTCAACGACGCACTGCCGCCGGAGGAGCGCCTCGCCGCAGGCAAGAGCGAGCTGGCGGGCGAGCTGCCGAAGGTGGTCATCAACGGGCGCGCACGCGACATGACGCAAGACTCGCTCGACCACCTGCTCTCCACCGTGTTGCAGCACCCGAACCTCATGACCGGCCAGAAGACGCGCGTCGCCGATGCGCTCGTGTCGCTCATCCGCGAGGGGCGCACGCCGACGAAGAGCGAGCTGAACCTCATGCGCCACGTGTGGGGCAGCGACACCGTGATGTCGTTGCAGGACATCGCATCGAAGTGGGACAAGGGGTATAACCTTGCGCTCTCCGCGCTCAACATTCCGCGCTCGATCATGTCGTCGATGGACGTGAGCTTCGGTCTTCGGCAGGCGCTCGTCGCCGCGTTCTACGACCCGAAGACGTGGTTCAAGGCATGGCGTGCGCAGTTCGAGTTCCTCTCGAAGTACACGGGCGGCGGTGAGGCTCCGTACCAGGCGATGATGGAGGGAATCCACGCGAAGGCCAACTACCCGTTGTACGAGGACATGGGGCTCGCGATCACCGACCTGGAGACCGAGATCGGACTGCGCGAGGAGCAGTACCAGTCGAACCTCGCCGAGAAGTTGACGGTTAAGGGGCACGGCCCCGGCTCGATCATCCGCTCTTCCGGGCGAATGTACACCGGCATGGCCGTGATGCTGCGCACCGAGTTGGCCGACAAGCTGCTCGTTGAAGCCGCGCAGCGCGGACAGGACATCCACGACAAGCAGTTCCTCCAGGAACTCGGTCACTTCATCAACGGCATCACCGGCCGTGGCGATCTCCCCGGCAAGGTGTTGCAGGAGTCGGCCCCGTTGCTGAACGCGCTCTTCTTCTCCCCGCGCCTGCTCGCGTCGCGCGTGCAGATGCTCAACCCGCGCAACTACATCGCGGGAGACAAGTTCGTTCGGCGGCAGTATCTCCGCGCGGGGCTCCGCACGTTCGGATCTCTCGCCACGATCCTCGGTGCGATCAAGCTCTTCGTTCCCGGCGCAGAGGTGGGCACTGACTGGCGCTCGTCTGACTTCGGGAAGATCAAGGTGGGCGATACGCGCATCGACCTCGGCGGCGGGTTCGGCCAGCTCTTTCACCTCATGGGCATGATCTACACCGGCCAGAAGGTCTCCTCGACTACGGGCCAGGTACAGTCGCTCACGTCCAACAAGTTCGGCCAGGCGACGCGCGCCGACGCCTTCGTCAACTTCTTCTCCGGCAAGCTCGCGCCGACTCCGGGGATGGTCAACGACTGGATGAAGAACCGCGACCCGCAGCACCTCGGGCAGCCGTTCAACTGGAAGGACGAAGCAGCGTCACACTTCCAGCCGCTCATCGCGCAGGACGCATGGCAGTTGTACAACGACCCCACCGCCGGGATGAACGGCATCGAGGCAGCAGCCGCCGGGTTCGGCCTGGAGGCGACCGGCATGGGGATCCAGACGTACAAGGCGACCGACCTTGCGGCCAAGCCGACGAAGAAGCTGGAGCAGCAGGCGAAGGATCTCGGACTGCCCGCGCCGACTCCCGACATCCTACTCAACCTCGATCACAAGGCGCATATCGACAGCCTTGTGCGCGCGTACCCCGGTGATCGCAAGGCGCAGATGAAGGACATCGTGCAGTACTACGAGAAGACGACCGGCGACAAGAGCTTCGAGAGCGTAGCGACGCTCGTCACGAACAAGGGCACGACCACCGACGCCTCGCAGATCATTGACGCGATCCGTCACGCTCTCGTCGGCCCGAGCCTCGCACAGTACGAGGCTGCAATCCGAGACGCATCGAAGGCGGCAGGGAAATGAGCGCACCATCGTGGCAGACGGTCTACCTCCGGGCGCTCGGCGCGAAGCCGACACCGCAGGCCGTCGCGTTGCTCGACAAGTGGCAGCCGTGGGAAGGCGGGCACACGAACAACGACGCGCGCTACAACTACCTGAATACGACCGAGCAGATGCCGGGCTCGAAGCCGATCAACTCCGTCGGCGTGCAGTCGTACAGCACGCTCGCGCAGGGTGCTAAGGCGTTCGCTCGGACGCTCCTCTCGAGCCCGCACTACGCCGGGCTCGTCTCGTACCTCAAGACCGGGCAAGGCGATCCTGCGGCCGGACTCTCGACCTGGGTCTCCGGCCAGCCCACGAGCACGCACGGGCTCACGTACGCCTCGAAGGTGCTCGGCACCACCGCGACCGCTCCGGGGTCGTCTAATGGCAGGATGGCGGCCCCTGACGCCGCAGGCGTAGGTTCGACCCCTACCCCCGGATCTCCGCTCGGCGGCGCTGAGGCGATCCGTCAGCAGGCCCAGGACGGCCTCGCGGCCATCGGCTCGGGCTCGGCCCAGCCGACCGACCAGCTCGCGCAGCTCGCTCCCCTCTTCGCCAAGCTCAAGAGTGCCGTGCCTACGATGACGGCCCCGGCCGTGCAGCAGGCGGGCCCTCTAGACACCTCGGCCGCGCAGCTCGTGAAGAAATACCTCGGCGTCAAGTACGCCTGGGGCGGCACGAACGCGCAAACCGGCTTCGACTGCTCGGGGCTCGTGCAGACCGTGTGGAGTCAGCTCGGCGTGAAGGTGCCGCGCACGACGTACGAACAGTGGGACGCGGGCCAGCAGGTGCCCGTGCAGAACCTCAAGCCGGGCGACGCCGTTTTCTTCACGGGGGCCGATCCGAAGAACGGCAAGCCGGGACACGAGGGCATGTACATCGGCAATGGCCGTTTTATCGAGGCCCCCGGCTCTGGCCTTCACGTCAGGGTCTCGAATCTCGCCGGACGTAAGGATTTCGTCGGCGCACGTCGTTTCGCCTAGGTACACTCCAACTACCCAGCTCATAGGAGGCAACACCATGCTCGCACTCGCAGCATCGAACGACACGCTGCTCGGCATCGTGCTCGTGCTCGTCATCATCGCCATCCTCTTCTGGCTGTTCGGACGGCGAGCGTAAATCATGAGCGATTACCCCGCCGAAGAGACCCCCGGCGGCGTCTTGACGTACCGCGTACGCGAGCTTGCGCGTACCGTTAGGGAGCTTGTCGATTGGCGGCGTGACGTTGATCGTGAGCGCGCACTGCTCGCCCAGGACGCCAAGAGCCTTGCGGAGGAAATGGCCGACCTCAAGAAGTCGTTGGACACCCTGCGCAAAACGATCCTCGGGTTCGCGCTCACTATCGCTGTGTCTGCGATCACCTTCGCACTGACGGTGCTGATCGCCACCGGCAAGATCGGCGGCAAGTGATGCGCACCGGACTCGCGCTGGCGTGCTTGTCTCTCCTCGCTGCCGGAGCGTTGGTCGTCTCTGGCTTCGCGCTGATCGTGCGCTTCCATCAGACCAACGCCTTCAAGCAGCGGCAGGATCTCGTGTGGCATGTCGTGTTCTGCGACATCGAAGCGCAGGTGCTCGCCGACAAGACGATCTCGCTCTCGGAGAAGCAGCGGGCCGTACGGTTCTACGACGGTCTGCTTGTACGTGACATCCGCACGACATCGTGCGGTCTCAAGGTTCCACGGAGGTAATCATGAGTGCAAAAGCACCCGCCGCAACGTACGAGGATCTCTCATCCTCGAACACGCGGCTCCAAGAGCAGCTCGTTGCCGCTCAGGCCGCGCTCGAAGCAGCGACGGCACAGAAGCCGAAGAAGCCCTCGGCCGTCGGCGGCGCGCTCAAGCGCGTGGGCCGGGCGGTGTGGGCAGCGGTCGCCTCGACCGACGCGGTGAAGCAGGAGAAGTCGCTCGCCGTGCTCATCGTGACGCGGCTCCTGATCTCTGCCGGTGCGGCCGAAGGTACGGTCAAGCTCGTGCAGTTCATCCTCGCCTCGCTCGGGGGGAAGGTCTGATGCCGAAGCTCGCCTACCACAACAGCGCGGCCGTGCTCGCCAAGCACGCACACGGGATGCACGACAAGGATCTCGCCGTCGTACACGAGACCGTGAGCCCTGACGTGAAGGGGTGGGCGGACGTGGACGGCATCGACACGTACCTCGCCTCGAAGGACTACGGGATCCACTCGGTGAACGACGCCGAGGGACACATCGCGTGGGCCCTCGGGCTCGGCCGTGCAGTCTTCTGGCAGGCAGGCGGGGTGAACGTTCGCAGCGTCGGCATCGAGCAGGTGTCGAACATCATGCTCCGCTCGCCGAGCAACGTCGTCCGTCGCAAGGTGTGGGCCGCTCGACACCCGCAACTCCGTGCGACGGCCAAGACGCTCGCTGCGTGGCACAACGCCGATCCGAAGCGGCACCCGCTCGTCTACAGCGACGGGACTCGGCCGGGTGTCACCTCGCACTGGAACGTGTCGCAGCACTTCTCCGCGAGCGAGGGGCACACCGACTGCTGGCCGGTTCACCTGGGCGGCTACTACCCGCTGCTCGAAGTGATCGCGATGGCCCGCGTCTACGCCAAGCTCGGCTACCGCTTCTAACGCACCGTGACAGGTGGATGAAGGCCCCGCTACAAGCTCCCGCCGCAATGGCGGGCAGTAGCGGGGCCCCTTGTCGTGTTCTGTGGTCATATGCTCGCTCATCGAGTCGTAGAGCACGAGATTCTCAAGACGATTGTCGTGACGAATCTTGTTGATGTGATGCACGGTCTCTTCGTCGCGGAGCGGCCTACCAAGATGGCGCTCCATCACGAAGCGATGCTCCATGCCGATGCGCGTCTTGTTGTAGTACAAGACGACGTATCCCTTCTTGATCCTGCTGTGCAGCGTCGGCCGTTGGCCCATCAGTCGTCGTCTTCGTGTAGCTCGTCCTGGAACTCCACCTCACGCCCCCACCACTTCGGCCCGAGCACGATCTTCTGGCCGGGCCAGAAGAGCAGTGAGAGGGCGCACAGGCGGCCGGTGACGACGAGTTGATCCTCGTGCTCGGCGAAGACCGCCCAGCACCGCACGCGGTCGGGACGGAAGCCGAGGTGCGCGTGCGCCTCGACCCCGCCTCCGACCCACGTGTGATCGACTCGGGCCACCTACCAGCCTTCGCTGCCGGGCAGCACGCCTTGCAGCTCGATGGCGTACGAGCCCGTCCAGCCCCGCTTCGGATGAAAGCTCAGGAGGGTCTGCGACGCGGCCCGGCCGGAGCCGAACTGCTTGAGGCTGTACTCGTCGGCACCCTTGAGCGATCCGTTGAGGAACGTCTTGGCCTGTACGCCGTCGAGCGAGTTGCGCGAGTGGAAGTGCCCCAGGAACACGTAGTCGAGGGGCTGCCGGTTCTGCGTGAACTGCGACTCCAGCACGGTGATGCGCCGGATGACGCCGCCCCACGGCACGCCCGGCATCGTCGAGCGGATGCCGTCGCCGTGCATGAGCAGCGCGCGCCACCGCTCCGCGATCTGGAGCACGTTGAACGAGCCGCGCGCGATGTCGAACGTGAACTGCGGGTGATCCTTGAGCAGGGACGCGAGGAACTGGTAGAAGAGCCAGTCCGCGTTGTTGTGCGCCTGCTTCATCGCGGGCTTCTTCGTCGAGCGCGGATGGTTGCCCGGCACGCCCGTGATGTGGATGTGCGGGAACCGCTCTGCGAACCCGAGCAGCCACGGCACGTGTGCAGCCGCGAGATCCACGACGGCCTCGGCCAGCGGCCGGTCGTTCGTGATCGCAAGCTCCTCGTGGATGTCGCCGGAGAGCATGTCCCCGAGCATCGGGATGTGGAGCCTCGAGACGTTGAAGCCGAAGTGATCGGCGTGCGAGAAGACCGACGCCTGCGCGTCGTACATTCGCTTCTCCATGATCGACCAGTCGTACTCGTTGATCCCGCGCGTCTCTTCGAGCGAGACAACCTCGGCGGCGTGCAGGTCACTCCAGAGGAGCACAAGCTCCTGTGAAGTGCGGTCGCCGGGCTTGTCGGGCTTCGGCACCTTGACCGACTCCCAGCTCGGGGCGAGGGCCTGCGCCGTCTCCTCGATGCGCTGGAGCACGCGCTCGGTCGCAACGTCGCCCTTGTTGGCGCGGTCGGCTGCGGCGCGGAGGCGCTTGTTCTCCAGCACGAGCGCCGGGTTCGGATCGGCCTCGACTTCCTTGACCTGCTCGACGAGCACGATGCCGAGTCGCCGGATGGCGTCCTTGAGCGTCGTCACCGGAGTGCCGGATGCACGCGCTACGTCGGCCACCACCCCGTTGTGCTTGCGCAACTCGACGATGAGTGCGTTCTTCTCGTTGTGCCACCCTGCTGCGTACCTCATGTCTTTCCTCCCTGCGTTGAGACCGTCAGTGTAGACGGTCTGTGAACCGGGCAGCCTGGATTCCAGGCGTGCTTACGGCATGTACACCTCACCTCGATGGCCCAGGGCCGTCCGAGTTGTTGTCGTCGGCCTCCTTCTTCACGCCGGGCTTGCGCACGAAGGTGGCCTTCCGCTCCATCGCCCAGGCGTAGTACCTCGGGTTGATGATCCCGACCGTGACGAGCGCCTTGAGTAGGAACGAGTACTCGTCCCACGTCATCACGCGGTCGAGGTAGAGGTGGTAGTGCCCCGGCGTCGTGCTGGGGATGAGCGATGCCTCGAAGTCGATGTCGAGCACCGGAGCGTGACGCGGGCCACGCGAGTCGCTCCAGTCACGCAGCTCGGAGGAGATCAGGTTCGCCGCTGACTCCGGCACCTCGCGACGCTTCTTCATCGCTCTGTCCTTGCGGTCTTTCAGGTCGGCGAAGACGAACTTGCGCCGCCACGCGGGGTTGCGTTCCATCAGACACACTCCGCGTAGAACTTGACCGCACGGCCGACCGCGATCATCCGGCCGGTCGCCTTGCAGTAGTTGTCGCGTGGCGAGCAGCGAGCGAACGTGCGCGAGAAGTTGCCGTCGGCGAACTCGATCTCGACGAGCGTCGTGCCGCCCTTGGCCGCCGGACGTAGACCGCGCTCGCGGAGCTGATGCGCCGTGAGCTGGCCCGGTAGCGGCTGCCAGTTGATGATGCCCATGTCCGCGTTGCGGAGGTGGACGACACGCACACGCGCGCCGTCGAGGATGTTGTTGCGTTCCTGCTGGGTCATGGCCTCTCCCGTGAGTCGATGTCTTCGATCCACGACACGGCGACTGCCGCTACGTGAGCCAACTCTTCGCGGAGCTTGTCGGGGTCGGTCTCGACCATCGCCTCGAAGAACTCTTCCCCGAGGATCAGTCGCCACGTGCCCCGACCACGAGCGAACTCCTGCTCGCAGATTTCACGAGCCTGGTCGGCGAGGGACTTGTTGCCCTCGTTCGTGCCGTCGGGGTGGTGCTGCTCACCCCACTTGATGTCCTGCCGAAGGCGCTCGGCCGCAACACGACCGAGCGCATCCACCGTGCGAGACCAGTTCACGACTGGCCCCCGAAGCGGTCGTCGAGGCCCACGCCCCGGCGCTGCCACTCCATGAGCGTGCCGCACATCCAGCGCACGTGCGCGAGGTTGTGCAGGCCGCTCTCACCGTCGAAGTCGATCCCGGCCTGCCACGCGAGCAGGTGACGCCAGAGAGCGTCGAGCATCCACGAGTACGGGCCGCCCAGGCTCCAGTTCGGCACACCGGGCTCCACGTCGCCGTACTTCGCGGGCACGCCGTCCTTCGGCACGACCGAGTTGCCATGCACGCGCGCTTCCTGCACGAGCGCGTACACGGGAATCGTGGTGAAGATCGCCTCGCGCCGCCCCTTGTTGAGCCCCGTGTCCTCGAACACGTCGCGCCAGCTCGGGCCGAAGTCGAAGTCGAGTCCGACCGGAGCCTTGAGCACGTACGGCTCCACGAGCTTGAAGTCGGGCAAGCTGTACACGGGGTGCTGGAGCATCCACGCGATCGTTACCTCGATGTTCGCTCCCTCGGAGTCTTCCCAGCCGGGGAGCACGAACACGGCGTCCGTCTTCGCCACGTCGGCGAGATCGCGCTCCATGTAGACCGAGAGCGGGTTCTTCGCCTGGCTCGCACGCTCACTGACTGCGCCGTCGGTCTGCGCCGGGTTCTCGATCTTGTACCCCCGCTTGGTCAACCACGCCGCGACGGCGTTGAAGAGGGGGTAGTTGAAGTCCTCGATGCCGCGCATCGGCCCTGCGAGGTACGCCGTGCGCACTTGGTCGCGCTGCCACACGTCGAGCGGATTGTCGTTCGACCGCAGTGCGTCGATGAACTCGCGGATGTCACTCCCAGGTCGTGTCTCCGTCGGGCTGCTGGAGATCGGCCCAGGGGTCTTCGATGCCGCTGTCTGTTGCGGGCTCTGTGGGTCTGTACTCACTGTGCATTCCTCCCATTGAATAGAGCTGCGTCGTCCGGTCGAAACCGAGCAGCTCGATGTGTCCTGCCTGATCCTTGCGACTCGTCGTGTGCCGGTTCTTGAGCACGCGGAGCTGAGACGTGTCGCCTTCGTAACGCAGACCTTCCTGATCGCGCGAGCGCCAGAGTGCGAACGCGATGCTCGCCTCGTTGCCGATCATTTCGGTCTCGCGGAAGTCCTGGAGCACGGGCGGCGGGTACGCCACCATGTCCTTGCCGCGCTGGTACCGCCGGAGCTGGCAGAGCACCAGCATGGCGATGTTCGCTTCGAGCGTGAGGTTCGTGAGCGCCTGCACCTGCGTCTCCAGGTGACGGCGGTCGCCCCAGCCGAAGCGGTGGATGTGGTCGATGACCACGAACTCGTACTCGCGGTCGAGAGTGTACTCGACCACCTTCTCTGCGGTGAGCCCGGAGTCGAAGATCACTTCGAGCTGCCAGTCCCGCATTTCCTCAAGCGCAGCGTGGTACAGGTCGAGGAACGGGCGGTTCTCCGGCAGCCGGAGCTTCCACGGCTCCTCGAGCAGCGACAGCGGCACGCCCTTGTGCGCGATGAAGCGGTTGCGCAGATCACGCTCGGGCATTTCCATCGAGAAGTACCCGCACCGCACCTTCTGCTCGCACAGCGTGCGCGTGCCCTGCAACGCGAGCGTGGTCTTGCCGTCGCCCGTGTACGCACCTCCCGCGTAAAGACGACCGAGGCGCACGATGCTCGCCTCGACGCCGGGGAGCAGCGCCCAGCCGGGCAGGTCGGTCGGCCGGAAGTTGAGGTACTCCATGCCGGACTCCACCATGTCGGCAGCGGAGACGATCCCACGGCGCGGGGCCTGGCGAGGCTGGAGCAGGTCTTCCATCGGGAAGCCGTTGTCGAAGTGGTCGCTGATGTCCTTGCCGCGCTTCGCCTGGAGCACGTGGAGCGACTGCACGACCGGGCCGATGGAGTCCTTCACCTTCTGCGCGTGCCGACGGCCGGGCTCGTCCCGATCCTGGATGATGATGACGCGAGCGTTCGTGAAGAACGGGACGTACTCGTCGCGCCACTTGCCTGCGCCCATCGGATTGCACGTGGCGAACCGGCCGGTCTCCTGGGTGATGCGGAGCGCGTCCTTCTCGCCCTCGACGAGGTAGACGACCTGACCGGCGGCCACGGCTGCGATCAGCTCGGGCAGACGGAACGGGACGCGACGCACGCCGTCGAGATTCCACACGTAGCCCTGCTCGTCCGCGTCGGGGGCATCGGGCGCGTGGTGACGCTGGCGGAACCGCTTGCCGGGGAAGCGCACGGCCTGGAAGAGCACGTTGCCGAACTCGTCCGTGTAGTCGTACCCCGCCTCTGGCAGCACGTCGTGCCGCATCGTGTTGGCGAAGAGATCCGCGAAGCGGATCTGCATCACCTCCACGATGTCCTTCGTCTCGCACCCCGCGTAGCACTGGAGCAGGATGCGCCCGTCGTCGCCCTCGGTGATGCCGAGCGACGCCTCTCGATCCTCGTGCGCCGGGCACACGGCGACGTAACCGTTCCCGGAGGGTCGTACCCCTTCGCAGCGGTCGAGAAACTCGTCGAGCGTCACGCGGCCACCGGCTGCCTGCGACGGTGATACCCAGCCGAAGAGGTGGCGTTGTTGCACGTCCGACAGCGGCGCTTGCCGCTCTTGAGGATCATGGTGTTCTCGGGCGTGAACTCGTGCCCGTTGCGGCACTTGCGCTCCTCCACGCCGACCGGCCGCCCGCCCTTCTTGCGGCGGTTCGCCTTGGCGAGCCGGTGCTGATTGCGCCCCGTGCGGAGCTTGTGCGCGGCCTGCCTGCACTGCTGTGAGCAATACATCTGCGATGCGTGGCGGCCGAGCGTGTCCTTCTTGAGCTGGAACCACGTCTCGCACCCCTCGCACTCGCACTGCTTCCACGAGAGATCGACGCGCTCGTAGTACTCGCCCAGCTCGCCCCACCACAGGTGGTAGAGGTCGCACGCGCAGAGCAGCTCGTCCGCGACGTTGAAGGGCATCGCCCCTGCGCGCCGAGGGCCTTCGACCCACGTGCAGAGCGTCGAGTACGGCACGCCCGCCCGCTCGGCTACGACGATCAGCGGTTGCAGGTCGAGGTTGTCGTTGCGCGGCTCGCCGTTCTCGACGGCGTACCTAGTGATAGCCGCGATGATCGGTTGCGCCGGTACTCGACCCCGGCCCAGCAGCAGTAGCTCGTCCTGTGTCATTTGATCCTCCTGAGAGATCGACGATGGTGACTTCGGCATACGCCTGCTCGGCGTAAATCTTTCGGGCGTCCCACCACGAGACTTGCTTGTCGTCGGCCCACGCGACGCCGGTCAGGGCGTCACCGATGGCGCGACAGAGCTTGTCCGTGTCGTTCGGAGCGATGTGCCAGTACGGCGCGTCCGGCCGCAGCTCGCCCGCGTGCTTGCCGGTGCGATAGTGCGCCTTCGGACGAGGGAACGCGAAGACCACCTCGACCTTGACGGGCCCGCGCAGCAACGGCATGTCGCGACGCGCGGCACCGATCACCTGAGCGACCTGCTCGCGCCACGGCTTCGTGCGCTTGTTCGCTTCCCCGCCCCAGGGATCTTTCGACCCCTGGGGCGCAGGAAGACCGAACACGCGGATGGCCTCAGTTGAGACCGGCATCGCCGCCCTCGGGCTGCTTGAGGAGATCGTCAGCCTTGAGCACCTGGCCGCCTGACGCCTCGATGTCGTTCACGAACTGGCCGAAGGCGATCTCGGCTGCCTTCGCGCCGTATTCGTTGAGGAGCGCCAGCTCCTCCTCGTTCGGCGTCGGCACCGCATCCGCGAACAGCCGCATCGCGTCCTCGACCTGCGTGCGCAGGCGCGGCTCGAAGAGACCGAGCACCTGGAGCGCGGAGAGGACGATCGGCCCGGACACGAGGTTGACCGGAACCGGCGTCACCAAGATGTCCTGCGGGAGACCGACCTTGAACATCAGCTCGATGCTCTTGGTCGTGTCCACGGCCGAATCGAGCACCTTGCCGAGCACGCCGAGCCCCGTGAAGAGGGAGTTGTCCTCCCACCACGCGAGTACCATGCCGCCCAGCTCTTCGCGCTTGCGCGCCTTGAGCTGCTCGAAGCTCTCGGCTGCGATGTCGGAGGCTTCCGCCGCCGTCGCCAGCTCGTCCTGGAACTCGGGGCGAGTCTCCTCGGCCTCGTCCGACGGTGCGCCGATGAGCACCTCGTCGTCCTCGGCGAAGCGGTCGTCCGGCTCCTCGTCGAGGTCGATGCGCTCGACCTCGCTGCCTTCGTTGTCGCTCATGTAACCCTCCCGGTGTACATGCGTTGCGCTGAGTGTAGCACTCAGCAGTTGTAGAAGCCGAGCACGAACGTGTGATACGCGGTTGCGTACGTCATCGCCTGGGCGATGAACGGCCGCAGGAAGTACTTGCGCAGGAGCGTCGGCAGGAGCGCGTAGGCCCGCTGCTCGACGATGCACTCGTCCTTCGTCATGAGCCCGACGTGCGACGCCTCGTGGAGGTCGAGCAGGAGACCCTGCCCGACCACCTGTGCGAAGTTGACGCCGAGGTTCAGCCTGATCGTCTGGACGCGCTGTTTGGGGGTCTCGCTCGCGTAGAGCGCCGCCGCACAGCCCTGTGGGCCGAACAGGCTGATGTCGATGGGACGCTTGTCCCAATCGGTCGAGCCCCAGCGGTCGCCGGGAAGCACGTCCGGGTAGCACGTGACCGGCGTGCCCGAAGGTGCGTGCGCGAGCGCGAGCGCCGACGCCATTGCTGCGAGCAGCAGGGTCACTCGAAGTCCGTCGCGTCGGCGTTGAGGTTCGTATAGTCGAGCGCGGTCATGAGCGTGAAGTAGAGCGGGCGATGGTTGCCCGGATTCAGCTTCTCTTCGAGCTGCTCGACTGCCTCGTCGAACAGCTCTGCGCCGTTCTCGTCTGCGTCGTCCGGCACGCGGAGCGAGATCGTCTTGCGCTTCTTGCGCTTCTCGCCCTTGAGCCGCTTACGCTTCGGCTTGCCGTCGGTCGAGCCCGGCTGCGGGTTGAGCGGGCCGACCTTGATCCACTCGTCGCCCTCGCCACGGTCGTACCACACGTACACGCCGTCTTCGAGCTTGATCCAGGCATCGTGAAGCTCCACCTCGCCGTGGTGGCCGGACGTGCCCGAGCCGCACAGTCCCGTCGCGTGCGGGATGATCTTCGGCTTGCCTTCGTCCTCGGTGATCTCGACGAAGTAGCTCGCGCTCTTCGTGAGCGAGCGCGGGAAGATGTGATGCACGGTCGGGTCGCCGTTCGCCTTGAGCGTGACCGGCTCGGAGCACTCGGGGTGCGAGCACGTCTTGTTGACCGGGTACGTCTCGGACGCGACGCCACGCACGCGCCGGTTCTCGATGGGCTTGAGCGCGGTCATGATGCGCTCTTCCGAGGCGTGCCGACCTTGGCCTCGATGTTCGAGATTTCCAGGTCGCACTCGGCGGCCTTGAGCACCGCCGCGTTGACCATCGCCGACCGCACCTCGCGCAGGTTGTAGGTCGAGTAGTCGTCGGACGCTGTGATCGCTACGGTGACGCGCTTCATGCCGACGCCACCCCGCGACGGATCTGTCCGCCCATCGCGTTCGGGATCGCGTCGAAGATGACGCGCACGCCCAGGTAGTCCGACTCGGTGATGAGCCGCTCCTGGTTCGTAGGCACGAGCTTCGAGAGCGCCGACTCTAGCGACGCCCCCGAGGCCCGCGCTCCCGACGACAGCTCGACGACGTACAGCCTGTCGGACTCGGTGATCTTCATGCTCTTCATCGCTTCGGATACCTCCTTGCGCTCATGGCAGGCTTGCCGGTGAGCGGGTGATTCGGGCCCGTGTGCTTGTGGCCCCCGTACGAACGGTTGTTGAGCGACTGGTCTGCCTGCGCGCGCTGAATCGCCTCGCGCGCCAGCCGGTAGGTGTTGAGGTTCTGCGTCGCGGCCACTACTTGAGTGCCCCCTTGACCCTCTCCAGGGCCGCGTAGGTGTGACGGATCGCGAGGAAGTCGTCGTAGGTCGCCTTCGCTCGCTTGAACTCGTAGAGGCCGTCGGCGGTGACGTGCAGCACTGCGCGCCAGTCGGTCGGGTCGTAGCCGCACTCGATGCCACCGCCCTCGTAGGCTTCGAGCTGCATCAGGTGCGTGCCGTAGATCCCCTTGCTCGTCTTGAGATCGACGAGGCCCTTCGTCCCGCCGGGCACGACGGTGTACTTCGGCCCGCGCTTGAGGGGCTCGCCGCGCTGCGTGGTCGCCTTGGTCACGAGCTTCACGTCGCGCGTGACTTCGCCTCGAAGGTCGTAGCGCCCGGCGAACTCGTGCTCGACCGACGCGACGGCGATCTCTACGCCGCCGGTCGTCCAGGCGTCGCCGATGTCTACGCAGAACTTGCGCAGGCCCTCGACGTAGCCTCGCTCTTCCTCGGGGTACAGGAAGCGCGTGCCCTGCTCCTCGTCCTCGACCTGAGCGTCCGGGTTCGGCAGTGTGCCGAGCGCCGCCCATGCCTCGAAGGCGTCGTGCGTCGCCTGGCCGCGATCTCCGGCCTTGTCGCGCACGTGGTTGACCGTGAGCTTCTCGCGGTTGAGCAGGTCGCAGACATTCTCCGGCGTCGCGTAGAGCCACGCGCCGTTGATCGCGACGGCGATCTTGCCGTCCTGCGCCGTCGTGAGGAGACCGCGCTCGTTCAGCTCGATCACTCCCTGCGCGCCGATCTTCATGCCCCACCACGGCAGGGCGGGCTTGTCGAGGCATCCGAGCACGGTCGTGACGCTCGGCACCTCGATCCACGGTGTGAACGTGTCGTCCTGCGGATCGCCGAGCAGCGCGCGAACCTCGTACTTGCGCTTCGGCTCGACGAAGTAGTCGATCTCGATGCCCGAAGGCGTCGAGGTGTGCGTGTACGGCTCGAGCCGTACGTTCTCCTCGGGGGCGGCGACTGCCGCCCCCTGATCTTCGGCTGCGCTCATGACGACGCTTCTACGTCGGTTACGGCGGGAAACGGCTCGGATAACCTGCCGAACGGTGCCCAGCGCACCAGCTTCAAGGACTGGCCGCGATACCAGGCGTTGTACGTCTTCACTATCAGGGCCGCGTCCACGAATCTGCCGTAGTTGTAGATCTTTCCGGTTCGCTTTTCGGCGAGCCGCCGAAGAGAAAACACCGGATCGCCCACGGTCAAGGACTGTCCCTCGCGCAGCTCTTCAAAGAAGAGCGAAACGACCGAGTAGTCGTGCCCCGCTTCGAGGATCTTGAAATACGCCACAGCTATTCCGGTGCGATTGAGACGCCTGACCCGAGAGTAAACACTATGAGATGCTTTGACCGACAAGGTGATCTTCTCTTCGTTACGCGCGAAGAAAGAGAGCTTGTCGTGCCGGGTGGCGTTCGCGCGTGCGATGGATCCGGCCTCCAAGCGAACCAGGGCCTCTACAAGGGCAGAGACATCGGTGGAGCATGCGATACCGCGCGACTTCACGCAGTCGACCAGGGTTCGCGGTTTGCCCTGGTCGAGAACAAGATCAACTTCTTCCGGCAGCCCCTCCATGAGAGGCGTCCTTACCGACTTGGCCGCCAGGATCACGGCTCGACAGGTGTGTTGACCGTCTTGAAGGCGGCCCGACTTTGACACCTTGATCGGGTCGTACCGAAAGAACGTGTTGTTCTTGATGTCGTTGGCCATCGTCTTCGCCCTTCGCTCGTTGAGGGCGCGGAAGTTGCCGCCCTTGTCGAGTAGCCGTTGCGCCAATGCAGGGGTAAGAGTGATCCAACGTGTTTTTGCTTCGATCATCTGTGTTTCACCTCAGTCCCACTCGATGATGTCGCCCACGCCCTCGGCTGCCGCGTCCTGCTGTGCGGCCACCTCGGCCGCGGGCTGCTCCACCGGAGCGCCGACCTGCACGCCCGGCACGACCTGTGCGACTGCTGCGGGCGTCGTGAGCTGCCCGGACTGCGCCGCCTGGTCGATGAGCGCCTGCGCGGCTGCCAGTGCTGCCGCCTGCGGGTCGAGTGCCCCGACTGCCGCCTCGGGCTTCTCGTGCGAGCGCGCGGCGTTGTAGAACGACTTGCTTGCCTTGAGCACCAGCTCGACGGCCTCGTCGAACGCCTCGGGGCCCGCGCCTGCGAGCAGGCCGCCCACGAGCGACGCGCCGTACTCGATGCACGCGAGCTTCGAGATGCGTGTCGTGGTCTCCGGCGTCCACTTGCTGCCGTTTCCGCGATTCTGCTGGGGGCTCGGCTGGATCGCCTGCACGGGGCCGCCCGTGAGGGGCTGTGCCATGCCGCCGACGGGCGCGAGCTGCGCGTTCGTGTCGGGCGGAAGCTGCTGACCGGGCTGCGCGAATGCGAGGATCGTCCGGTTTGTGTACTGGCCCTTCTGCTCGACCTTCTCGCGGATCGGCACGTTCTGGCCTGCGAGCGCGTTGAGCGCGTTCGCCATCGCTGCGTCCCACACCTGGCGGGTGACACCATCACCGCACGCCACGTCGTAGACCGCACGCCCGGAGCGCGTGTTGCGCACCGTGACCTGGAGAATCTGCACGACTGAATCCATGTTGGGGAACCTCCCGATTCCATAGTGCGAGGGATGCGAGCTTCGACCAACGAGCCCGCACCCCTCGCGGTCGGCTGCCAGTGTACACAACGCTTCACAGGGGTCACAGAGATACGCTTGAGCGCGCAAGTACTTCTGCGCACTCGCACAGACTCGTCCGAAGCGACGTTTACGCTCAGCGACGAGCGACGACGCGAGGAGCTGACGTACGTCTTAGGGGTCTTGTAGTTACGCGACACTCGACCTGCGTCTCTACGAGTGTCGTGACGTACGTGCAGTGCGCAGAAACGTACAATGCGAGCGTGCCCCACGACCCTGAGCTGGCAGCGTCGAAACGACGCACGAAGGTCGCCGAGTGGATCGACGTACTCGAAGAGACCGCGCGCGAGCTGGAGCTGGAGCTACTGAGTCGTAGGAGCGAAACCGCGAGCGAGGCGGGGGCGGATCCTGACCCGAGACTGCGACCGTGCGAACACCGCACCGAGTGGCATCGTGGCCGTCTCTGCCTCGCTTGCGACAACACCGGCCTGCGACCGGCAACGTCGAAGGAGCGCGAGGACGGGATGGCGTTCGACCCCTACCTGCTCACGCCGCCGCGCGCCGGGTACGCCGTGACGCGCGACCAGTCCGAGGCCGCACTACGAGCCCGCGACCTGGAACAGCTCAGCTCGGCCATCGAGGTGCTCGAACGAAACGCGCGAATCCGAGAGGGGCAGGAAGTCCACGAGGGTGAGCTGGCCGCCGTCCGTCTCCTCGACCGCCTGGAGCGCGGCCTGGGGCGGGATGGCCGGAAGGTGGCCCAGGCGCTCGGTCGTCTCCAGATCGTCTCTTCGGGCCTGTATCGGCTTGCTCTGGCCCGTGATGACCGGGCGCTCGACCTGCTCGCCCAGCTCGTGCCGGGGAAGCTCCGAGGCCCCGTTACTTGAGCGCACAAGTAGTGCGCAGAATGCTACGATCAGGGCGTGGCTCCGGGCTGCCCTCTCGCGCTGCGGCAGCCAGCTAGGACGCGCCAGAGTACACACGAGTGCGGCGGGCATCCACCCTTCCGACGAGCTACTGTCGCCCGCCCTCGCCGTTGCTCAACACGGCGGCCCTGTAGCAACCCTCGCCGAGCGGGATGAAGCGACCGTGCGGCATGGAGTGCCGGGGAAGCTGATACGGCTCGTCCTTCTTCTTGTCTTGCGTCGGTGTGTTGCGTTCGGTTTTCATGCCGTCACCGTAGCGCGTGAGCGCCTCGCCTTGACGAGGTTCTGCGTGGCCGCCTTGACTGCGGCCTTGCGCCGACGCTCGCGGTACACGCGCATTTCGCGCTTGTGCTCACGAGCATGTCGTGCGCGTTCGCCGTGCGTCAGTGTCGCCTCACAGAGACGGCACCAGCAGCGTCCGTCGCCGAACACTGCCTGTGTCTTCTCGACCGTGATCTCTTCCGTCGAGAGGAAGTCGAACGCCTCGACCCACGGTGTGTCGTAGGTGCTCATGCGACACGACTGTCGGCCACTGCGTTGAGCAGCTCGAACAGGTGCTCGCGTTCGATCTGCGCCGCCTTCGACCATCCCGTGATGAGCACGTGGTTGTCGGAGGTGCGCTCTCTCTTGAACGAGAGGCTTCCGCCGTCCCAGCTCAGACCACCAGGGCCCTCGGCCACGTTCTTGAGTCCGGCGGCCTTGAGCAGCGAGGTGGTCGCGATGATCTCCGACCACTCGAACGCCTCGGCCTCGCCGAGAATGCGCCGGTCGTTCGTGCTCCGCGCTGCGGCCTGTGCGTTGCGCCGTCGCTCGGTGTCTTCCCAATCGCCCACCTTGATTTTCGATGCCTGCATGTCCCTTCCTCCTTGTCGAGTGTGATGCGCGTATGCGCACCGGGAGGCGCAGCTCGCGCTGCGCTACCCGCTACACGTACAGGTAGGGATGCTCGAAGGCGTCGAGCACTTTGTCCGGCGGCACGATGCCGACAAGCTCGCGCTCGTCCGCCGTGCCTTTCGCCTCCGTGATGCGCACGACGGGCCCGCCGCCGATGAGCACAACCTCGATCACGAGCCCCGCTGCTTCACGTTCGAGCAGAGGGCGCTCCTTGAGCGCGAGGCTGTCTTCGACGAGGGCCACGGCCCCCGATGGTACAGGGGTGATCGGCGTCCCGTAGGACGAGATCGTGGGCCGTCCGTCCGTGCGGATCATCGCTCGATCACCCGCACAACGCCCTCGCGGACGAAGCGCGCGTACTCGCAGCTCGCGACGATTGCTGCCCCGGTTTTCTCGACCGCTTCGAGGCAGAGGCGATACGTCTCGCCCTCGCTGATGAAGTCGTCTACGAAGAGCACGCGGCTCGTCGCGTCGAGGATGCGACTGCCGAGCAGCTCTCCGTCGTACCCGTGCGATGCCTCGTTCTGCTTGCGCAGCACGAGCAGCGGCAGGCGTAGGCGCAGTGCAAGCGGAGCGCCGACCACGAGACCGGACACGCCGGTCACGATGATGCAGTCGAAGCGCACCTCGCTCTCCTGGAGCGTGCGCACGCAGTCCTTCACGTGCAGCTCCAGGTCGGCGAACGCGGTGCCGCTCGCAGCCTGTGGATGTGTCCCGTAAATCATTCTCTCCTCCTCCGTTGTAGTACGCGGTACTGCGCACTAGCAGGGGGCCCGAGGGCCCCTAGCTGCTACGCAGCGACCAGCTCGTGAATCGTGCGCGTGAGCGACGCCTTCGCCGGGTTGTCGGCGAGCAGCGTGCGCCGCACGTACGAGTCCTTCGAGCGGTACGCGCGCAGGTGGTCGAAGTACTCGACTCCTGCGAGGTGCAGCCCGTAGCCCGTGAGCTTGTGAGCCTCCGGGATCGTGGGCCCGAAGAAGAGCGCGTTGATCTTCGCACGCTCGCCCTCGATGTTGTTCTTCACGCGGTCGGTCGTTGCAGCGTTCTGCGAGAGAACGCCGTCCCGGTCGCCGATGATCGTGCTGACGAAGATGTCCCGCTGATCCGGTGAGACCGGAATCGCGGCCAGCTCCTCCATCGCGGCCACGTACACGTTCGACTGCTCGCGCACGCCCTGGATGGCCTTCTTGGCGTCCTGGATCTTCTCCTGTACGTTCTTCGTGTGGCGGAACGTGAAGTCGGTGCCGAGTTTCTTGCCCTCGGCCTCCGACGCCGCCACGGTGTTCGCGCAGACTTGCCGGACGCTCGTGCTCCGCAGCTTGAGGGCGGCGGTGCCGTCGTGCGCCCAGCTCAGTCCGACGTACGGCAGGGTCGTCGAGTCGTCGCCCGTGATCGTGATGGGCTCGTCGAGCAGCAGCGTCAGTGCGCACTGCTTCCCGCCGTCCAGCGTGATCCCGGCCTCGTACTTGAAGCCCTGGTCGAGCAGCAGCTCGGCCACGTCGTACGCCGTGCCGTTCGGGATGCGCTCGAACGAGTCGCGCGCCACGTTGAGGATGTGCAGGTTGTCCGACCGGACGTGAACCGTCCAGCCCTCGACCTTGTGCAGCACGCCGGTTGCGTCGGCCGCAGGTGCGCGGCCAGCTCCGACGAGCACCTCGTTCGCGATCTCCGCGCGGAAGGGCAGCTCGATGACATCCCAATCGTGACCGGCGAGGTGCATTGCCTCGTCACGTCCGGGGTAGTCCGCGAGCACGATGCCCTCGCCGTGCCAAGCAGGCACACGCACGAAGAATCCCTGATCGAATAGTGCAGGCATTTCATCCTCCTTCGTTGTGGTGCGGCTTGATTGCAGCACCAGGAGGAGCCGCTTGCGCGGCCCTACCTGCTACTTCGCGTGATCCGCGATGAAGACCATGAGGCCCGTCCAGATGGACAGGAAGAGCACCAGGCCGCCGATGACGAGTACGCCGTTCATGCGGGACGGCTGCCGAAACAGGTGAGCGTGGCCGAGCCGAAGCGGCGCACTCGGGCGTGACTGAACGCGCCAAGCAGGTCGCTTCCGATGAACTCCTCCACTGTGTCTGCGCTCGTGCCGATCAGGTAATACCGGAGCATGACTTCTCCTCCTTCGTTGTGGTGCAGCGGGATGCGGCACCAGGAGGGCCAGCTCGCGCTGGCCTACCTGCTACGTCATCCGACGCCGAGCGTTTCTCTCGGCGTGCGCGCCTCGGCGAGCCAGGGCGCGGTGTGCGTGCGGCACGTGAGCGACTCGGGCTTGTTGCAGCTCCGAACGCAGTCGCGGCGCCGCCTCGTGCTCGAAACGAAGTCGAGGTACGTGGGATAGTAGTTGCAGAACAGATCGCTGTCCAGCTCGTACAGAGCTTTGAGCCAGATGCCCCACTCGTCCCACGTGGCGGCCACGTCCGTTGACGCGCGGTAGCCGCCGGAGTTGCCGAAGCGGCGGTGCAGATCGTCCTTCTCGTAGAGGTAGAGCGTCACCTCGAATGCACGAGCCCGCGAACGCGAGCCGTGCGCGGTGACGTCGAGGTAGACGCCTTCGGGCAGGCTGGCGTGCAGGTCGCGTGCCGTGAGCGTATCGGTGTGGATTCTCATTTTCTCTTCTCCTTCGTCGCAGTACGCGGGTGCGCACTAGGAGGGGCGGCTCGCGCCGCCCTACCTGCTACGCCTCGGTCATGTCTTCCTCTCGTGTCGTGAGGACGCAGGATGCGCCTCCATGAGCTGCCGACGCTCTAGCACGGGGTCACGCGGAGTATGGCGCAGGGCCCGTTACGTCCGAATCGACCACTAGGCGGTGGCCCGCTGAGCAGGCCGTGCAGAGTGCTCGGAGGTTGGAGAAGGTGAGTGCGGCTTCGCCGGGTTTGCCGACGCTGTGTTGCTGCTAGGCAGCTCAAGCGCCGTAGCCTCCAGCAGGCCAGCAGCTACAGATTCTCGCGGTGTCCGGCGCAGGCACTTACGCTCGCGCCGACAGCTCGTGGAGACGCCCGGCGAACCGGGCGCTCCTCACGAAGGAAGAAGGGTGAATACCCGCCGTGTGCTGTCCGCACAGAGTCGCTTTCGCGCTCTACCCGACGGAGCTGAGCGACTGAGGTGAGTCGCCTTAGACCGGCTTCGAGAGTCCATCCGCTCGACGATGCTCTGTCGAGAGTGCAGGGCCTCAATCGCCCGATCCGCTTGCCTCCGTTGCGCCTCTCGTGTTGGGCGGCGGATGCAAGCTGCGAAGAGAGCATACCACATGTACACACGAGCTACAACATCCGAGGTGAAATCTTTTGCACGCATCCGACCAGGCGCGTCTCTTGCGCTCAGCTCGCCCGGCCTTCGAGGCGGGATCGTTGGAAGAGGCCGAGGCGCTGGCGCTCATTGACCAGGCCCGCTCGGATGAGCTGCGCGCTCGCACCGACACTCCAGAGAAGCGCCGCCGTCGTGCCCGTAGGCATTGGGCCGGACGCGGTGCCCAGCTCGGGCGGCCGTGGTGACTACGCAAGAGCGCGTAACGCAGGACGGCGTAACGCTCGTGCGCTCGCCGTGCCCGGACTGTGACGGCTCAGGCTGCGACGTGTGTGAGGGGCAGGGCTTTGTGCTCGTGCCGGACGTGCGCACAGGCTCAGCGACGGCCACTACAGAAGCCCATGACGTGCCTACGAGTCCAGGAGAGGAAGCAGAGGGAGAACGGACGCAGGTGCAGGACGTGAGCCAGTCCTTCGGTGGGTTGGGACCGAGCGAGGCTGCACGGCTACGGTGGGAGAAGGAACGCGTGCGGAACGCGGAGCAGGAAGCCGCAGAGATCGCAGGCGTGAACGACGTGATCGTGCGCACGACCGTGCCAGTCGCCTCGATCATCAAGCGCCTGTCCGCCGACGCACAGAAGGGCTCGCACCAGGCCGCTCGAGAGCTGCGTGCATGGCTGGCCGACGTAGTGGTCGAGTCGCGTACTGACGTGTCCGACCTGGATGAGCGTACGAGGCAGGCGTTGCTCGCTCGGTTGCTCGATGAGATCGAGGAGGAGGGCATCGACCTCGTGCAGGCAGGCAGTGTCGTCGAGGTCGAGCCGCCCGCCCCGGACGGCGGGGCCACCCCCGCAGATTCGTCGGAGTCCCGTGTAACAACGGGTGGGGCCCTGATTGCCCTAGACGGAGCTGAAACGCCAGCAGCCAGCGCAGCAAGCGAGACGAATGGGGCCCCCTCGCAGAATGAGCCTCTCGATGTACGCACGTGAGGCTTGTCGATCCGAAGGTCACAGACCTGCTATCGTGCGCACACCCGGAGGCAGCGAATGAGCGCCAAGGACACGACGGTCAACATCAGGGTCTCCGGCGAGACGAAGGCGCGCTGGCAGAAGGCGGCCGGTGGGCCCCGGCAAGTGAGCGCCTGGCTGACGAAGCTCGCGAACGACGCATCGAGTCCTGAGCCTCTCCCTCTCGTGCTGGGACACGGATCGGTTCCCCCGAACATTGGCACACCGAGCGACGCGGTACCTGCCGATCAGGGTTCACCCGGTGCCGTCGTATCCGGGACGAGCCCCGATGATGAGGGGGAAGCTCCGCAAGGGGCGACCCCCCTGTCGCCGCTTCAAGCAGAGCTGCACGAGCGCGGCCTGGAGAAGTCCGGCCTCGCCGCAGTCGTCGAACAGGAGTCGAGCGCCGGTCAGTGCCCTCGCTGGATGCATCACCGCAGCGGCGTTTACTGCGGTACCTGTAAGCGTGTGAACTGATGCGCTGGCCGAAGAAGGGCCGGGTCGATTACGTCGTGATCGACGAGGCAGCGACGTTCGACAAGGCATCCATCGCCGAGCTGCTCAAGCTCCCGCTCGAAGAGCGCGCGCTGCGCTGCCTGGAGCTGGGGATGCGCTCCGTGCCGGTTGCACGAGACGAGCAGGTCGAGATCGAGGTCGAGCTGACGAGCCGGGCACAGCCGGGTCTCGTCGTGTACGAGGATCGTCCGGTACGCGCACCGATGACGCACGAGGCACTCGCCGAGCTGGCGAAGCCGCACGAACCGCGCGAGGGAGAGGTAACGGCCGACCATGTGGCGGCCTGGCTCAAGGAGAAGCATTGACCTACGACGACATCTGCGCCGTGATCGTCACGCGCGGAGACCAGCCGGGCATCGTCGAGAGCATCGTGCGCGATCTGCCGTACGGCGAGGTGATCGTGTACGACAACGCCGCCGAAGCGCGCGCGTGTCAGTGCCCCGACCCGGACTGCACGAAGCGCGACCGCAAGGTCTTCGGCCGGTACCAGGGTGCGAGTCAGACCATCCGCCCCTTCGTCTACTTCCAGGACGACGATGTGATCTTCAAGGATCACGCCGGGCTCGTGGCGGCGGCGAACGAGACGCCCGACCGCATCGTCGCGAATATGTACGACGAGTGGATCGAGTCGTGCGGGTACTACGATCTGGCGATGGTCGGGCTCGGCAGCATCGTCCCGAACGGGCTCTGGCGTCCGTACTTCGAGCGATACCTCAAGGCGTTCCCGGACGACGACCGCTTCGATCTCGACGCGGACTTCATCTTCGGCACGCTCGCGCCGTGGGTGCGCGTGGACTTCGGACACGAGATCCTCGACATCGCGAGCGACTCCACGCGCCTTTGGCAGCAGGAGGATCAGTTCGCAGGCAAGTGGCGTTCGATCAAGCGCGCGCGCTCGCTGCGCACTGTGACGCTGGCGATGCTCGTCAAGGACGAGGAGCACACCGCCGTCAACGCGCTCGCGTCGGCGAAGGGCATGTACGACAACGTGACCATCGTGGACACGGGCTCGACCGACAACACGATCTACGCGATCCGCGACTGGCTGCTCGAGAACAACGTGCCCGGTCAGGTGATCGAGCGTCCGTGGGTAGACTTCGGTCACAACCGGAACGAGTTGCTCGCCATCGCGCGCACGCGCGGCGACTACATCCTGATGATGGACGCCGACGAGACGCTGTACTCGCGCGACATCACGAACGACTGGCACTGGCTCGAGCTGACGGCCGACGCCTACCTCTTGCACTACGACGGCAAGCTCGACTACGCACAGCCGCGCCTCATCGCGTCGCGCTACCCGTGGCTCTTCACGGGAACCGTTCACGCGGCGCTCGACCATCCCGAGGGCGCACCGGATCCGATTGCGGGCAACCTGCGCTCGCCGCTCATCGTGCATCACGGCTGGACGCGACACGGTGACACGAAGGTGCAGCGCGACATCGAGCTGCTCAACGCGGAGATCGAACTCGGGCACGACGTAGCGCGCAACACATTCCTGCTCGCCAAGGCGTACGAGGGCTACGGAGACAAGGACGAGGCGCTGCGCTACTACGAGCTGCGCGTCACGGCCTTCGACGACGCAGGAAGCGAAGAGCACTACTACTCGCGCTTCCGACTCGGCGTGCTGATGATCGAGCACAGCGCAGATTTCCCTGGGGGTTGCGACCAGCTCTTCCAGGCATACCTCGACCGGCCGCAGCGCATAGAATCCCTGCGCGCGCTGGCACACTTTTGTACGGCGATGGCGGACGCAACGCCGTACCCGGAGGACGATCTCGTGATCGTTCACCGCGATCTCTACCGCGACCGCGACCTGTAACACTCACCCTCAAGGAGGGACGATATGGCAACCCGCTTCGGCTGGGGCAAGAACGGCGGAACGACCCTCGGAGACGTGCGTGATGCACTCGCCGGTCGTGCGTTCGGCTACGGAGGCGCGCCCACAGTGGCCGTCTCGCCCACGAAGACCGCAATCGACGCATCGCTCGGATCGGACTTCCTGATCCAGCTCCGCGCCTCGTCGGTCTTCAAGATCGGCAACCCCACGAACGACGACGACTCGACCGAGCTGGTCTTCCACCTCAAGGGGATCACCACGTTCGGCACCGTCGTGTGGGACACGGCGTACGCGCTCACGGGCGCAATCGCGACCTTCTCGACGGCGAAGGTCAAGTCCATCGCGTTTCGCAAGGTGCCGGGTCTGACGACTCAGTACCGCGAAATCTGGCGGACGACTTCGGAAGCCGTCTAGTCCGATGAGCGCACACACGGCCATGCTGATGCTTGGCATGGCCGTGCTGTGGCTCGTTTATCAGTTCGCGTTGAGGCAGATCAGGTGTCTCTACTGCGGGGGAGTGAACACGCACGAGGATCATTGCCCGTTCGTCGGCTCGGGCATGACCGGGGGGAAGAAGTAATGGCACTTCCGTCGGCACGGCGAATGCGCGAGCACGTGCGCGATCTCGCGAAGGAGCTGGACGTGACCGTCGTGTACGTCGGCGATCTCGGCCGACCGCGCGACGTATGGGGGCAGGCGATCCAGCACCCGTGCTACGAGTTGAAGACGGAGCGCGTTGTACTGCTGTCGCACAAGCCGACGACCCCGATGACCTACATGGTCGCGATGCACGAACTGGGGCACTGCGAAGCCGGAGACGGCTGGAGCGCGGGCACGGTTCTGGAGCGCGAAGCGGCGGCGTGGGAATGGGCCATCGTGAACGCGATCCTTCCGCGCAGTCTTGCCTCGCATCACGCGCGGGGCTTCATGCACGTCTACCGCACCACAGAGAATCTTGCTGGCTCGGAACGGTTCGAGCGGCTGTACGCAAGGGTGAGTAGGAACTCTCGCTCACACAGACAACGGAAGAGGTGACATCATGGCGAGCAACGCGCTTGCGAATATCTCAGCGGCAACGACCGCAGGCTACGTCGAGATCGTCCTCGACCGTGGCGTTCTGACCCAGGCACCGGGCAGTCAACAGGCCCCGCTCCCGCGCTTCCAGGTGAAGCTCGAAGGGCAGGTTGTGGGACAGCCGGGCGCATCGGGCTCGCGCGTCGAGTTCATCGGCGAGGGAGCGACCCAGGCGGCGTCCGAGACGGTCGCGCTGGCGAACCTCAACGCATGGCGGGCGAACCGCTACGGCAGCGATTCGGCCGGAGTCAACACTGGCACGCTGGGCGTCGCTCCGGCGACTCCGAGCACGCAGGGACAGCCTGTGACGCTCGTGTCGCTGACCAAGGACAAGCACTAGGACACAGAGAGGTACACTCTCTGCCGAGCACATGCCTCCCGGAATCCCTCCCCTCGTCGGCATCAATGTGCAGCTCGCGCTCGCGCGCCGTGGTCAGGCAATCGACCACATGGACGGGCTGAACGCGAAGCTCCGCAACTCGGGCTTCAACCTCGACCCGGCGGGGCCCCCGTATTGGGATCGCGCGACGTGGGAGGCGTTCAAGGCGCAGTTCGGCGAGTACCCGTACAACGCCACGAACAAGCCGCCGGACGCGCAGAACGCACCGCCGTGGGCGAAGCAGCTCTGCGGCGTTGCACTCACTCCGTCGGAGCGCATGGGCGGTGCAGCGCAGTAATGGCGCTCCAGTCCGCAGGCTCACTCGTCGATCCTGACGATTGGGCGGGCATCGACTTCCCTCGGGCGCGCTACACGTCGCAGTTCAGCACCATGCTGCAACGGATTTCGTTTCACGGCCGTTACTCGCGCCGCTTCCCGTTCGACCCGAAGCTCCAGCGCGGGCAGTACATCTTCACGAACGGCGGGAAGATCGTCGGTCGCGTCACGCGCGTCACCGACAATCTCGATCCGAACGACTGGTTCGCCGAGGCGACGGAGTGGACAGTCCACTACGAGAAGCCCTGGAATCAGAGCGAGGTGCGCACCGAGCACGGCGGCGCGAAGATCGAGTGGATGGAAGACAAGCTCTTCCCCCGCGTGGGCACGGTGCTCGACACCGGCCCGAACAGCATGTTCCGAGACGGAGACATCGTGATGATCGTGGCGGGCAAGTCATGAGCACCATCGGCGTCGATCTCGACGGCACGCTCGTCTCGTGGAGCACGCGCGAGTTCGAGCCCGGCGCGTTGCAGGCGCTACGCAAGCTCAGCGCCGCCGGACACATCATCATCCTGCACACCTGCCGCACGCAGGTGCCCGGCGGGATGGCCGAGATCGAGGAGCTGCTCGGCCATCACACGATGAAGGGCATCAACATCGCGGTCTGGACGGGCGAGGGCAAGCCGGGGTGCTCCGCGTACATCGACGACCGCGCAGTCGAGTACCGAGGTGACTGGCGCAAGGTCGTGCGCGAGGTGGAGTGGCTGATCGAGAATCGGCCCGAGGAGAGCGATCAGTCGGAGCGCCCGCGTACGTGAGGAAGATCGCGTTCATCGGATCTCGCAAGTGGCACGACGCGCAGGCAGTCGCGCTCAAGGTGAACGAGAAGTTCAACGAGCACGGCCCCTTCATCCTCGTGAGCGGCGGCGCAGAAGGCGCATCGACCGTGGCCGAGGTGACGGCGCAGGAGTTCGGGATGCCGGTCATCAGCTTCCGGCCGGTGAAGCTCTCGGGCGACATCACGACCGAGGACACGTACGGCGTAGATGAGTGGCGTCTGCATCGCGGTCGGGGCCAGATCGTGCATCATCACGATCCGACCTGGGCGACCTACGCCGCAGCGTTGCACTTCCGCTCGTGGCTGCTCGCCGACCGTGCGCAGGAGGCCGTCGCCTTTTGGGACGGATTCTCTCGCGGCACCGCGTTCGAGATCGAGTTGTTCGAGGGACGCAAGATCCCGCTCGAAGTCATCAAGGCGGGCGTAGAGTGAGCGGCTGGGCGCAGCACCTCGACGATCACTATGAGCAGCCGACCGGCGTCATTGGAATCGTGGTCGCGGCGAAGTTCCCCGAGCCCGACCTGATCCGAGAGAAGCTCGAAGAGGGCATCGCTCGCGTGCCCGCCGACACCGTGTGGGTCGTCCGTGGCGCGCGCAAGCGCGGCGACGCGATCTCGGTAGCGTGGGACGTTCTCGAAGAGCACGGCATCGAGCCGCTGCTCGCTGTGTCGAACACGGCGTATTGGGGAACGGCAGCGCGCGGCTGGAGAGACGCGGAGCTGCTCACGACCTGCGAGCGCCTGATCGTCTTCCACGACATCAGCTCACACGTGACCGACTACTTCGTCGATCACCCGCACACGGGCTGCAAAGTCTTCAAGATAGAGCGCGGCAAGAAGAAGGTCGCGAAGCGCAAGGGAAGGAAGCCGAAGGGTGTCTAGTCCCGCGCCATACATGCGCGAGTACATGCGCACTTGGCGTGCGAACAACCGCGAGAAGCAGAACGAGCAGCATCGTGCTCAGATGGCCGTGTTGCGCGCGATCAAGAAGGGCCTGCTAGTACGACCCGACGTGTGCGAACGCTGCGGATCAGGCGGCGAGATCGAAGCGCACCACGAGGACTACTCGAAGCCGTTGCTGGTCGAATGGCTCTGTCTCATCTGCCACAGGAGCACGCGCTGATGTGCAAGGAAAGCCACGCACGAGGACTCGGGAAGGTGTACACCTATGCCGTCGAAGGATCCGATCAACCCGGACGCGAATCGTTGGCTGTACCGCGACGAGTCGGGAAAACTGCACGAGACAAAGGCAACGGATCCTGGAGCAACCGCTTCGCGAACCGCGCAGGCAGCCCACGTGCAAGCTCTGGCGTCAAGGCTAAGCGTTCCGGCTGAGCAGCTCGCCGAGCACATCCCTGCCGACACGCTCCGTCGCCTCAAGTACCCGGTGATCGAGCAGACCGATCCCGACAACGGGCTCGCGACTTTCAAGCACGACCCAGGCATCATCAAGGATGCACGTATCGGGCTTCTCAAGCCTGACCGTGCGCACGAGGCCATCGAGAAGGGCACGGGGGGCCGTGGCGCAGATGCGCCGCAACCTCGTGACGACTCTGGCCGTTTCTCTAAGTAGGGACGGGTTCTCCGAGTGCTCGCGTAAGTGGGGATAGGTACCCCTCGGAATAGGCCCGTCCCATTCTCGCCAAGGAGGCGACATCATGGCAACAGTGACCGATCTCGGCTCCGTAGCACTGGCGACGGCAGCGGGTTACACGCTCACGCAGTACACGAACTCCCAGGGGCGCAAGATCGCGCGTCTGGAGAAGAAGGTCGCAGGTGCAACCGGCACGTCCGGCGGCATCCTCGCGGGGTACGGAGACGACCCCTCAGTCGCGACGACCGCACGCACGAACGCCCTGACGGCGCTCAACGCGAACCGTCGGCACCGCTACGCGGGCTCGCCCGGCGCAGCGTCCGGCGCGACCGTCGTGAACTTCTCGGACGGTCTCTCGACCGTTCCGACCGTCGATGTGACCTAGGAGGTCAGCATGGCAAACGACGTGATCTACCCCGGCGGCGTGGTTGTCTCGGACGCGAAGCACACGGCGCTCCAGATCCTCGGACAGCATCCGCAGAACGGCCAGTCCACACCCGTCACCGAGACGCCGGTCGAGCCGACCGTGCCCGGCACTCCCCCGGAGGTCGCAGCGCAGGGCCCCGTGGCCGCAGAGCCCGGCGGCGACGCGCAGGCGCTCGTTCCCGAGGAGCCTCAGGCTCCCCCGGCGACGACCGACGGCCAGTAGTAAGCGATGGCGCGCACCACGGCGCTCAGCCGAGCGCGCCGCCGTCTCGTGGAAGAGCTGCGACTCATCCGCGTGAAGAATGCAGCAGAGTCGGATCCGAAGGCGTTGATCGCCGAGATTGACGCCTTCGATCCGACCACGCTGGAGAAGTTCAGGTTCACGATGTACCCGGCGAGTGACGACCCGCTGTGGATGTTCCCCGGCGCACCGCGCGCCGACGAAGGGTGGCTCTTCCAGTCGGCGGTGATCGACTGGTGGATGGGCGTGCCGAATCCCATGCACGAGCAGCTCGCGTTGTGGAGCCCCAACTTCTTCTTCGACCCGACGCAGAGGATCTTCCTCTGTCTCAAGGCGCGGCAGCTCGGGATCACGTGGTGCGCGATGGCGTTGGAGCTGTGGTTCCTGCTCTTCCGTCCGGGCTCGAAGTGCGTCGCGTACTCGTACAACGAGGACGAGGCGAAGAAGCTCATCGCCCGCGCGTGGCTGATGTACAACTCGCTGCCCGAGTCGTTGCGCGATCACGTCGAGGTGCTCACGCCGTCGCGCTCTGACGAGCCGAGCGAGTGGATCAAGGTGCGCCACAAGGAGAGCGGGCTCATCAGCTCGATCCAGGCGCTCCCCGCGACGAAGAAGGCAGGACACGGCGACACCGTGACGTTCGCGCTGATGGACGAGGCCGCACGTCAGGATTACGCCAAGCAGATTTTCACCGCCATTCTTCCGGCGACGGCGCGCGGCGACGCGCGACTCGCAATCGTGAGTACGGCGAACGGCGTCGGCAACGTGGAGACCGAAGAGGGCAACTTCTTCCACGTGCTCTACGCGACCAAGAAGGAGCGCAACCTCGGGTTCGCGTTCTTGCCGTGGAATGCAGAGCCGACGCGCGACGCAGCGTGGTACGAGCGGTACGCGATGAAGCTCGGCGAAGTCGAGCGCAACCAGCAGTACCCGCTCAACGAGAACGACGCCTTCATGCTGTCGGGCGCGCTGTACTTCGACCGTGACGCGCTCAAGCACTACCGCAACCGCACGCGACGCCCGTCTCTCACCGGTCAGTTCGTGCAGCATGGCGTGCGCACCTTGGACTGGATCGGCCTGCGCGATGGCATCATCGACGTATGGGAAAAGCCCGTGCCCGGTCGCAAGTACGCAATCGCGGTCGATACGTCAACTGGCCGAAGCAACGACTTCACAAGCGGTGGCGTCATCGACCTGGAGACCGGCGCGATAGTCGCCGAGCTGCACGCGAAGATCGACGCTCCCCGTAGCGCGATTCAGTTCCACGCGCTCGGCAAGTGGTACAACACCGCGCGCATCGCGGTCGAACGGCAGGGCGGTTACGGCGAGGCGCTCATCACGTTCCTCAAGGACGGCTCGAAGGGGTTGCCCCCGTACCCGAACCTCTACCGTCACACCGACATGACCAAGGGAAAGAAGCCGATCTCCGAGGAGTACGGCATTCCGATGGGCCCGAAGATGCGACCGCAGATCATCGACGGTCTCTCGGCGTGGATCAGGGAGCGCCTCTTCCCGTGGCTGTCGGCGGGGTGCGTAGACGAGCTGGGAACCTTCGCGTACGCGGAGACGAACCCGAGCCCGCGCGCGCTCGAAGGTTGTAACGACGACCGAGTGATGATGCTCGGGATCGCCGTCGAGTTGTTCCGTCAGTTCGGCAAGGCCCCCGCGAAGCGGAAGCCGCGCCGCTCGTCCGAGTACGTCCCACATCCCAGCAGGAGCGTGTGAACCATGTCCAGCATCCTCTCAGCGCCTCCACAGCGCATCCCCATCGGCGGCCAGGGCGGTGACGCTCCGACCGGCCCCATGCCCGGCGTTCCCGGCGGCGCTCCCGGCGCAGAGGGCGGCGCAGGTGCGCAGGGCGGCCCCGACATGCCCGGCGTCAAGAAGGCGCTCCAGGCAGCGATGGACAACCTCTCGCAGGCCGCCCAGCTCGAAGGTGACGACGCCGACGCGGCGACGATCTCGCAGATCATCGCCAAGGTGCATTCGCTCATCGCGGGCCATCAGCAGCTCGCCGATCAGGCGATGGGCGCAGGCCCCGGCGTGAAGCTCGTGCGCAAGGCTGGCGGCAACGGCGCGGGCGCGGGGTACTAGGCTCGATGCCCGGCACACCGGACGCGAACCTCGTCGGCGAGATCATCCGCAAGTACGACGAGGCGAAGCACCACCACGACTACTTCGTGCGCTTGTACGAGCGACGCGAGCGCGCGTATCGCGGCGTCAAGTCGCGCGCGCAGAAGGAGAAGTGGCGGCATAACTTGCGTCCTCCGTACGCTTTCAACCTGCTCGAAACCGTCGTCGCATCGCAGGTCGAAATGGGCCTGCGGTTCGAGGCGCGGCCGAGCCCGCACGCGGCGATGACTCCCGAAGAGGCGCAGCACATGCTGCTGATGGTCGAGGATGTCGAGGACTTGCTGCGTCACGAGCACCGCATCGACGAAATGGACTCGAAGCAGCGACCGCTCTTCCTCTGCGACGGCATTGGCGGCGTGGGCGTCGGCAAGACGTACTGGAACTACGTGCCCGGCATGATCCGTCGGCAGGGCACGCAGGAGACGATCATTCACGGGGCGAACGGCGAGGTGCTCGGCACGGTGCCGACCATCGTCGAGATCGAGAAGGAGGGCATCCTCCGCGATCACTCGACCACCGAGATCGTTGACCCCCGCGACTTCATCTGGCACGAGAGTGCGACGAACCTCGACCCGCGCAAGCCCGGCGGCGCGCAGCACCTCTTCCATCGCTGTTGGTACTCGTACGAGCAGCTCAAGTGGCTGGAGTCGATGGGCTTCATCGACAACGTGGACGAGCTGAAAGAGACGCGCGACTTCTCCGACGAGTACCAGGATCGCGAGACCGAGGTCTTCAACATCAACCGGACGAAGGATCTCATCGAGGTGATCGAGTACTGGTGCTTCGAGGACGGCGACATCTTCTACGCCTGGGTCGGCAACCGCAAGACGTTGCTCAAGGGCAAGGAGCGCAATCCGTTCTGGCACGGGCAGTACCCGTTCTTCGTCTCGTCGTCCATGCCGCAACCGTTTTCGTTGCACGGCACGAGCACCATCGAGCTGATCGAGGATCTCCAGTCGATCCTGCACGAGCTGAGCAATCAGACGCTCGACAACATCGAACTCATCAACAACGCGATCTACCTGATTCGCTCCGACGTGGACGACCCCGATGCGTTCGAGCACTATCCGGGCGCGCGCTGGGAAGTGGACTCGACGGATCAGGTCGAGCCGCTCATCCCGCCGTATCAGGTCGCAGAGGTGACGGCACAGCGCGAGGCCATCATCAAGGGTGACTTGCAGAACGTCACGAGCGCGACGCCGCTCGCCGGAGGCGACTCCTCGAGCGTCGAGAACAACACCGCGACCGGCGCGAGCATCGTGATGAACGCCGCGCAGCAGCAGCTCGCGATGAAGAAGTGGACGGCGCAGCTCGGGCTCCAGCGTGAAGCGAACATGCGGCTCAAGAACTGCCAGCAGTTCCTCACCGGAGACCGACTCGTGCAGGTGCTCGGGCCGGGCGGGGCCACCGTCTTCAAGAGCATCCCGATCATCGCCATCCAGGACGAGTACCTCGTCGAGCTGACCGCGATGAACGAGTCGCAGATGCGCCAGGAGAAGCGCGCAGAGGCGTCGAACTTCGCACAGCTCATGATCGGCTTCGCGCCGCTCGCCGCAGCAGCGGGCGAGCCCATCGACGTGAAGGCCGTCGTCAAGTGGTTCGCGAAGAAGTGGGACATCGACTACCCCGAGCAGTTCTTCGCCGCGCAGGCCGCCGCACTCGGCGCAGCGCAGGCACTTCCAGGATCAGGTCAGGGGCAACCCGGAGCACCTGGGCCCGCAGCACCTCCCGGCGGCGGGCCGAACCTTGGCACCACGAGCGCAACCGCCGTGGACGCCAGCAAGCCGTCCGCGACCGGCGGACTGAGCATGTCACCGCAGATGTTCCTCCAGCGCGCTCAGGCGCTCTCTGGCGGGGCACAAGGGGGTGGGTAGTAGGTGAGTGACATCACCGATGTGCAGCGCGCCGACTTGATCGTCGAGCGCCTCGCACGAGACCCGCGTGTGCAGCAGATCGTTGCCGACGCGCGGCTGTTCGACTCGCTCCGTGCAGAGCCCGGCTGGCAGCGCCTTTTCTCGATGGTGCAGGCCAAGAAGGGCAAGTGGATGGATTCGGTGTCGAAGCGGCTCATGGGCGCACAGAAGCAGTGGCCGAAGCCGGAAGAGATCGCGTACCACCAGGGCTTCTATCAAGGAGCCGTGTTCGTGCTCGCTCATCCCGAGTACGCCGAGCACAACCTCGAAAACGCGGCGAAGGTCGCGTGGGCGATGTCGTTCGGCGACGAAGACGATGACGACACGTTCGACCAACACGACGACCAGGAGGTCGATCAGTAATGGGATCCATCGCAGAAGGGCTCTCGACCGAGCCGGAGTTCGACGTGAACTCGCAGGCCGGATTCGAGAAGCTCCTTGAGGGCAAGGGCGTGGAGAAGGAAGAGGGCGACGTGTCCTCGGCCGACACCTCCATCGCTTCTGGCCTCACCACAGTCGAGCCCGATCAGGCTCGCGAGCCCGACGGCAAGTTCGCTCCGGCGAGCACCGAGGACACCTCGCGCACGTCTGCACCGGACACCTCGACCGCTGGAGCAGCCGCTTCAACGGGCGACCCCGAGGTGGATGCGTTCCTCGCCAAGTACGGCGGCGACGTGGACGCAGCGATCAAGGCCGCAGCAAACCAGGCAGCCGTTCTCGGCCGCCAGGGGCAGGAGTTGGGCAAGACGCGCGAAGAGATCGCCGAGCTTCGCGGCATGGTCACGGCCCTCACTGCAACGCGCGCGCAGGAGGCCAACGTCTCCCCGCTCGCGGGCCTCTCCGACGATCAGGTCGAAGAGCGCGCATCGTCTCTCGTCGAGAACAAGGGGTACGCCGCAGCCGCAACGGAGGCAGCGAACCTCGCGCACACGACCGGCGACGAGCGTCTGTACCGCGACGTGTTCGAGGCATGGCAGCTCGAAGATCCGTTCACGGCCGTGGACTTCCACTCCGACTTCCGCAACTGGCAGCGCGAGCAGCGCGCAGCGGCGGCAGCACCGGAGGCGGCAGCCGAAGAGCCGTGGGTTGCCGACGCCAAGCAGCGGGCCCTCAACAACACCATCGAGCAGTCGTTCAAGACGCTCGCCGAAGAGCGCGGCGGCAAGGAGGGCTTCGGCCCCATCGCCCCGTTCATGGACGCAGCACTCGATCAGATGCCGGAGAACGTCGCGGCCATGATCGCGTCCAACGACCCCGAGGCACGACTCTCGGGTTTGCGCATCGTGGCCGACCGTGCTACGTTGCTTGCGGGCGCAAGTGTCGAACAGGCACCCGCCGCAGGTTCAGAAGGAAACCAGCTCCCGCCGGAAGTGCAGCGCAAGCTGTCCGGCTCGGCGGTGGCAACCGGAGCGTTGAAGCCCCCGGCTCGGCGCACGGATACTCCTCAGACCAAGGAGGATGCCGTCAAGGCATTCAAGAAGGAGCTGATGGAGACCGAGACGACGAGCGTCGCATCGGGCCTCACGTACGCGAAGTGAGATACCCCGTAGCGTCTCTCTGAGACTCACAGCACCAGGGAGCGGATACCCGAAAGGCCCGCTAGATTTTCCCAGGTGAGACCCCGGCAACATCAAGCAACAGGAGTCTCATCATGGCAGTCGCAACAGTCACAGGCGTCGAGTCGGACAACACGATCCTCGCGAACGAGCGCGTGATCGACATGGACGACGTGATCGCCTACCTCGACCCGGACACGTCGCAGTTCACGACGATGCTCATGCGGGTCGCCCGCCGCGCCGCAGAGGCGACGAAGGTGGAATGGCTCGAAGACGAGCTGTTCCCGCGTCTCTCCTCGGTCGCATCCGGCGGGGCCACGGACGGCGCAACCGTCACCGTCAACACAGGTGAAGGCCCGTACTTCCGCGCCAACGACATCGTGCGCAACGCGCGCACGGGCGTCGCGCTCAAGGTTCTCTCGGTGGCGGGCGACGTGCTCACCATCGGCAACCACCTCGGCCGCGTGGCGTTCGCCGCACACACGGCTGCGGATCAGCTCCTCATAACGGGCAACACGTCCGCACAGGGTGCCACGCTGGGCACGCGTCTCATCACGAAGCGCGTCGCGCAGTTCAACTACACCGGCATCCAGCGGAACCCGTACGGCTTCACGCGCTCGCTCATGGCGTCGCGGCTGTACGGCGGGCCCGAGCCGATGAAGGAGCGCAAGAAGAAGGGCGTCGAGCACAAGCGCGCCATCGAGTACACGCTCTTTTGGGGCGTCCGCTCGCTGGATCTCACGGGTGCCCAGCCGTCCGGCTCTTCGGGTGGAATCTTCGAGTACGTCACGACCAACGTCCAGAACGCAGCGGGTTCGCTGACGAAGACGTTGCTCGACACGTACATGCGCGGGTTCCTCCAGCACGGCGAGCAGAACGGCGTCCTCTTCGTCTCCCCGGTCTTCGCTCAGGCGGTCTCCGGTTTCCTGCGTGACGCATGGAACCCGATGACTGTCGAGACGCGGCTGTGGGGCGCGAAGGTCGATGGCTTCGTCTCGGGAGCGTACGGCTTCCAGGTGCCGGTCATCGTCAAGCGTGACTGGAACGACTTTTCCACGGCCTCGGGCCAGTACGGCGGATGGGCGTTCTACGTCAACATGGACAACATCCAGCTCAACACCCTGCGCAACACGGAACTCCTCAAGGATCGGCAGGCGAACGACGCCGACTCCTACGACGAGGAGTACCTCACCGAGTTCACGCTCAAGGTGCAGCAGGAGCGCACGCACGGCATCATCACTGGCGTGACTGGGTAGCCGTGAGTATATTCCCATACGTGCTATAGTAAGGCGCATGGGAACACTACGGACGTCCATTACGGTGCAAGAAGCAGCCGAACGGCACGCGGCGGGGGAGTCTCTCAACTCTCTCGCCCGTGCCTACGGCACTACTGCTCCGACGGTGGCGAAGCATCTTCGCCGCGCAGGACACGAAGTACGCGCAAGGCACGAAGCGGTCGTCCTCGCAAACTCAGAGCGCGAGTGGGGGCCGAGCAAGGCACAAGGCCAAGTGACGGCAAACTGGAAGCTCCGTCGTCGCAAGGCCGACATCGTGCGCAAGTGGAGGAACGACCGAGGGTGCAGCAAGTGCGGCGAGAAGCATCCCGCGACTCTCGATCTTCACCATAGAGATCCCTCGACGAAGCACCGCTCGCTCCGCAAGCAACAACAGCGAGAGGGCTACCGCAAAGCGAGTAGCGGCAGAGGGTGGGTTTATATGTCGTTCGCGGACATCGCGGACGAACTTGCGAAATGCACGGTGCTCTGCGCAAACTGCCACAGGATCATCGAGTGGGAGCGGCGACTCGCCGCCCAGGAAGCAGGTACACAATGAGGGCCATCAGCCCGATTGCCAAGTACTCGATCCAGCTCGTCGAGGCCGTGCCGAAGCGAGGCATGGACGCGAGCGGCACGATCATCGAGTACGCCGACCGGAAGCCCGTGATCGCCGAGTTCCAGACGAGCGGACTCACCGATTGGGAGCAGCTCGTGGCGCTGGAGTCGTTCGACTTCTCCGGCCTCCCCGAGGGCGTCAATCCCCTGACGCGCGTCTCCGTGTTCGACACCGAGGCGTACGTCCAGCGGTATCCGGCCGCCGAGCAGGAAGCGCACCTCGCCGAGATCGACGCGAGGCTGTTGCAGCTCTCGACGATCTTCCCGAGCGAGTTCCGCATCGTCGAGAAGCCCGCAGCCCCGAAGCCGTGGCCTTCGTACGACGACTGCGAGGTCGAGGATCGCGAGTTCCGCAACGAGGCGGGCGAAGTGCTCATCGTGGACGGCATCCTCACGATGCAGGCCAAGACGGGCATTAACCCCGAGACCATCCGCCTCTACGAGGTGGAGCATCAGAACCGCGCCGAGGTGGTCGAGGCCCTGGAGGCTCTCGAGGCCGAGGCAGCGGGCGTCGAGCGCGACGAGGCGATCTCGGTTGTCCTCTAAGCCCGCGAGCATCGCGCCCTCTCGCTCCGTCGTTGACGGGGTGAGGGGGCCTGTGCGCGTCAAGCAGGGCGGGCCGAAGCCGGTCTGTCCGAAGTGCGAGACGAACGAGCACGTCGTGCGTCTCTGGCACGGTAAGGCGAAGGTGTGGGTCTGCTCGGTGTGCTTCCGTCCGAAGAGCACGGAGTTGGTCGAGCAGTCGCTCAAGCAGCGTCTCATGCACCGGCCGCCGGAAGAAAAGGACTTCGACCTGCGGGAGGTTCTCCCGAATCGCGCCGCCCGGCGCAGGAGGGGCAAGCGATGAGCGACAAGAAGAAGACCGAGAAGAGCGCCAAGCCCGCCGTCAAGGCGGCCGTGCTCGCGGCGATCAAGAAGCTGGGGGGGTCGGGTATCTATGCCAAGGCTGGGTAGGCGTCGCTCGAAGTACGTCAACCTCGACAACCTCGGGCCGAAGATCGCCGAAGGGCTCACGCAGGGCGCGTCCGCCAAGGAGGCGCTCGACGAGCACGCGGTGGTCGGCAAGGTGGACGGCGCAACTCTCGTCGAGCACATGGCCGGAGACCAGCAGTACATAGACCGCATCCCGGTCTTCCGTGCCGTGCTGCGCGATGACACGCACTCGGTCTGGACGGACGAGACGGGGCGCTTGCAGCGCAACGTCGTCGCGTCGGTGGATGTCGAGACCTTCCGCGCGTTGCAGGCTGGGCACATCTGCCTGCGCTGTTACGAGCCCCATCCCGAAGCGTTCCCCGAGCAGTGCGACCTGTGCGGCTACCCGATGCGCGAGCGTCAGATACTCGATGTCGCGATGGAGTTCAGGGGCATGGATCACGTCGGCCCCGGCGTACCCATCGCCGACTATCTCGCCGAGCAGGACGAGCGCATGGAGCGCGTCGAGCACGAGATTCGCAAGCAGGAGGGCGATAGTCCGCAGACGGCAGTCTCGCGGCGCATCCTCTCGCCGGGCGTGAAGCGCCTGCGCGGACTCACAGGCTCGGTTAAGGTGGATGACGCCCTGATCGAGAAGGCCACGAAGCCGGAGAAGCCCGATGCCGCGTAAGACGAACCTCGAACGCCCGACGAAGAGCCAGCGCAAGCGCGCGGGCCGGGCACTGGAGTCTCGCAATGCCACACGTGCTAACCGCGACGCTAGCCGTCGCCTCCGTTCTCGCTGAGAGTGCGGTCGCGATCTTCGCCGGAACGTATCCCGGCGCGACGACTTACCCCGGCGCGGATGTGTACCCCGGACGTGGCAATGATCTCGTCTCGCTCACAGCGACGACCAACGTACTGACGGAGGCTCCGGCATGACTCCTGGTGGACGTTGGACTCGTGATCTGGAAAACCGCAAGAAGGCGATCACCGCTGAATACAAGCGGTCAAAGGGATGTGCGCGATGCCCCGAGGGTGATGCGCGATGTCTCGATCTGCGCCACCTCGACCCAGCCGACAAGCACCCCATCCTCAAGAAGACCGGGGGCGCGTGGTGGAAGTTGTCGTACGTGGATCTGTACGCCGAGTTCGAGAAGTGCATCGTGCTCTGCGCAAACTGCCACCGCAAGGAGCACGGCTAAATGGCATACGCAAAGCGTTACGCGGGTGGCTTCGTAGACAAGCCGACGCTCACCACTCCTATCGACTCGGCGTTCCTCAACGCCGTCGAGGCTGCGCTGCTCGCACTGTTCGATGCGAACCCGGCGAGCGCGGGCATGGTGCCGGTGTGGACGCCCGCAGGGACGCACTACGTGCCGCAGCTCCTCACGAACGCGAGCATCGACCCGGCAGCCGCCATCGCGAAGTCCAAGCTCGCGGCGTTGAACATCACCGACGCCGACGTTGCCGGTGGTGCAGCCATCGCCAAGTCCAAGCTCGCGGCGTTGAACATTACCGACGCAGATGTTGCCGGTGGTGCAGCGATCTCGCGCTCGAAGCTCAACTTCGGCGCGGGCCTCGTTGACGCTGACATCGCGGCAGGCGCAGCGATTGCCAACTCGAAGCTCGCAGGGCCTCTTGGCGCGATGGCCCAGCTCTATGACTCTGTGTTGGGGGGTTCGGCTGCGAACTTCGATGTGTCGGGTATCTCTCAGGCGTACAATCATCTTGTCGTCGAGTGTACGGGGCGTTCGGATACCGCCTCCGTTCTTTTGGGCGGTAGCGTCCGTCTCAACAACGACAGCGGAGCAAACTACGACTTCGAGCGTGATGCTGCTTCGGGAGGCTTGGCGCTGGCGGCCGAGTCGTTCGGCGCGACTTCTATGAGTGCTTTGTTGTTTCCTGGATCAACAGCTCCGGCAGGGTACTCGGGGTTTAATCGTTTATTCATTCCCGATTACAAGAGCACCACTTTCCACAAAGTCTTTCATGCTCACACCATCGCCAAGTGGGGCACAGCGGCCTCCAACATGGAGATAGATGATGTTGGTTGCTTCTGGCGAAGCACGGCAGCGATTAACCGAATCACCATCTTCCCAAGCTCCGGAAACTTTGTCGCCGGTTCCCGTCTTTCGATTTATGGGGTGTTGTAATGACACGTGGCGAAATGATCTTCGAGGTCTCGCGCTCTCTCGGGCTCGACGACACGGTAGCGAGCGACGAGCTGATCCTCATGCAGCGGTGGTGCAATCGCGGCATCGTGGATGTGCTGGAGAAGACGAAGTGCTACGTGGACATCGGGACGATGCAGCTCCAGTCGGGCGTCACCGACTACCGCATCGACACGAACATCCTCGCGGTGGACAACATCACCGTGCCCGACCTGCTCAACAACCCGCGCGAGCTGGATGTCATCGACATGACCGACCTGCTCCAGTACCTCGGGGGAGCGGTCGTCGGCACCGACGCTCCCTGGAAGGCGGCCATCGAGGGCACGCTGCTGCGCGTCGCGCCCGCGCCGTCGAGCGCGATCACGCTCACCTACTTCTACGTGCCGCGTCCGTCGCCGATCACCGCCGACGGCACGACCGCACAAGACGCCACCGACCCGTCCACGGCGACGTACGGCGGCATCCCGCCCGAGTACCACGACGCGATCATGATGTACATGACATGGCGCGCGGCCGAGTACAACCAGCAGGGCGGCGGCTTCTATCGCGGCCATGCGTTCGCGCCGGGTTCTGCGTTCAAGGGAATCTACGACGACCGCATCGCGTCGATCAAGAAGGCGTATCGCAAGAAGGCCGGGCGCGGCTTGCACGCCGGGCGCGTCGGCTATCCCGACCGGCAGAGCGCGCCGACGCGTAACGACGTGTACCCGGAGCGCCGCTAGTGGACTTCATCCCGGTCGCACGTAACTTCGATCTCGGCTTCCAGTCGGATGTCTCGCGTGACGAGCTAGCGCAGAACGCTGCCTTCCGAATGCGCGACTACATCCCGCAGCTCGAAGCGCCTGTGCGCAAGCGCGGCGGCTGGAGCTACGGATCCCCCGACCTGGGATCGCTCGGTGGTACCGCTGCCAGTGTCGCATCGCTCGGGTTCATCCCGTTCGCGAGCGACGGTCACCTCGTCGCAGTCTCGAACGCTGGCTCGATCTATCAGGTCAAGCGATTCGACGGTCTCGGCGGTGCGCTCGTAACGGACACGGGCGACGCGACCATCGTGCCGACGTGGCCGGTCTTCTGGCACAAGACGGGCACGAAGTCGTACGGCATCATCCTCGCCGGGCTCGGCCAAAGCGGCAAGGTGCCGAAGAGGTACTACGACACGACCGGCGCGCTCGCGTATCAGTCGCAGGCGCTCGGCGGCACCCCGCCGCTCGCACGCTCAGGGTTCTCCTGGGGCGACTACCTCGTGCTGCTCAACTACTACGACCCCGCAGCGCCCGCCACGCTCATCAACAACCGCATGGCGTTCAGCGCCGTCGGCAACCCGGACTCATGGACTCTGACCGGAGTGAGCGCGAGCACCTTCGACTTCCCCGAGGAGATCGTCGCGGGAGTCCCGGTGCGCAACGCGATCCTCGTGTGGGGGTACAACAACTGCCACATCCTCACGGGTGACACGCCGCCGCCGGGCGGAAACCTCGTGCGTAAGATCCTCTTCGCCGGACAGGGAACCTTCGACGGACGCTCGTGCGTGCCGTGGCGCGACTACGCGGTATGGGCCAACGCATCGGGGGTCTTCAGGTCGGACGGCGCGACGCTGACTGATCTGACAGCAGCAGCGGGGATCTCTGTGTACTACCGGCAGCTCGTCACCGGCTTCGCGTTCACCTCCGGGTGGAGCGCGAGCGCAGGCATCTATCGTGACCATTACGTGCTGACGATTCGCAACGCCGCAGGGGCCATCCTCTCGACCGTGGTCATCGACCTGACGCGCAACGTGCCGACGGAGTGGACGAACGTCCCGGCCGCGCTCTTCGCCACGCGCCCCGCAGGGCCGGGCACTTCGCTCTTCGGTGGCGACGAGGAGCTGTTCTTCGCGCACAAGGGCTCACCCCGCGTCGGCAAGATCAGTTCGCTCTGGACTCCGAGTGCGACCTTCGCGAACGACGGCGATGGCACTGCCGTCTTGCCGTCTATAGAGACCGGCTTCTACGTGTTGAACGCATCGCAGACCAAGCGTGTGCGCAGCATGTATCTGACCTACGACATCCGCACCGCAGGCGGCAGTCCTCTCCTGCGTGCATCGGCTGTCTTTACCTCTGAGCCCGGCGCTGCGTACACGCAGCTCGCTCCTGATTTCCCGACGACCACGAAGCAGCAGCGCAAACATACGCGCGTTGCGAAGTCGTCGCAAGGGATCGGCTTCAAGATCGACCAAGTGGTAGCGAGCGCGGACACGCGCCTCTACGGGCTCGAAGTCGAGGGCTTCCCGCAGGGCATCACTCACATCGGGCGGTAGTCATGGCAAAGGGCGGCAAGGTCACAGGCGTCAACCAGGCACCGCAGCGCGCGCGCTCGCAAGAGCAGCAAGTGAAAGACTTGCTCAAGGATCCGTCGCTCTTCCCGGACGAGTTCAAGGCGTGGCTCCCGCGCTGGCTGTACAACAACGTGAACTTCACGATCACGAGCCAGCAGCTTCCGCGCATCGAGAACCCTCACGTGGTCGGCGCGACTGGTGAAGTTGCGTTCCAGAACGCATGGGTCAACTTCGGTGGCTCGAACGCGACGTGTTCCTACTACAAGGACGCCTTCGGGCGCGTGTGGCTCAAGGGAACCGTCAAGACCGGCACCATCGGCAACACGATCTTCACGTTGCCGTCCGGGTATCGCCCGGCCGAAGCAGAGCTTTTCGCCGTCGCCTCGAACGGGGCGTTCGGGATCGCGACCGTCAACCCTGACGGCACGGTCGTTGCGAGCGCAGGGAGTAACGTCTACTTCACATTGTCGGGCATCAGCTTCCGGCAGTTCGCGTGATGTAGTCGAGCGCCTCGTGCGCCTTGGCGACACGGCGTTCACCCAGGTGCGGAAGCATCGCTTCGAGCAGACGTATTACGTGTTCTCTGCGTGCGATCTCAAAGCGCCACACGTCCTTATGGTGGGGCTTCTGCTTGTACTTGACGAGACGCACGCGACCACATTCGGCCCAACGTCCGAATCGCTCGACGACATCTTGATCCGTAGAGCAGAGCTGAATCTGTACGGTGCGACTGCCGTTGACCTTCGTGATGCACCCTTCGCCCTCGAAGAGCCCGGCCGCCCACGCTGTTTCGATTTTGTTCATGGATCTGATCTTAGCACTCCCGCCTAGGAGGTGAGAAAATGGCAAACCTACTCGGAGGCCCGTACATCGACGAATGGGGGCAGAAGCCCGTCCCGTCGGCCGCCGCGTCGGGCACGTTAGGCGCACCGGCTTACACCGGCCCCGGCACGGCCGGAGCTACGCCACCTCCTGCAACTCCTGTCGCACCTCCGGGACACGTGCAGACCGCAGCGGGATACACGCCGGACTACGGCGGTCTCATCACGTCCGATCCTCAGTACCTCGCCGCACAGGCGGCAGCGTCGAAGGCAGGTGCAGACGCGAGCGCGGCACGTCGCGCAGCTCTGCGTCAGGCCGTCATCCGCTACGGCGGAATGCCTGCGGGCTTTACCGATCAGTACGGCGATCTCGACCAGGGCACGCTCGACGCGGCCAAGGGAAACCAGCAGAGCACGTTGGCGAACCTCGCGACGAACTACGCACAGTCCGAGGAGCAGTTCAAGCGCGGGCTCGCAGCGCGCGGAGCGTTGCAGTCGGGCGATCTGAACTACGGCGAGGATCAGCTCCAGCGCGGCTACGGACAGCAGCAGTACGACGCTGCCAACTCGGTCGGCGACATGGCGACGGGGTACACCAATCAGTACGCGCAGGTGCTCGGCCAGAACGCGAACAACATGGTCGGTGCAATCGGCAGCGCCGAGAGCAATGTGTTCCAGAACCCGGCGTACAAGCCGACGCAGCCGAGCTACGCGGACTACGACGCGGCCTCTTCGTCTCAGCACGGGCAGGCGGTCTACAAGGACGCGAGCGGCGTGCTGTACGACGGCAACGGCGGGATCTTCACGCCGGGTGGTGCGCCGCCTGCACCTCCGGCTGACACCTCGGGCTCTCCCGCAGGCCCGGCGACTCCGACAGGCCCCGACACGTACTACCAGTACAACCCGACGACGGGGCAGCCCGCGTCTCAGGTCGGTCGTCCCGCGTCCGGCATGTGGATGTCGTAATGGCCGCGACGGTCGCCCAGCCTCAGTTCTTCACCTACGCGCCTGGGAAAGCTCCGGCTGGGAAGACAGCGCAGCAGGTCAAGCTCGAGCCGGGGCAGGCTCTTCACTTCCAGGAGGGCAAGGGCTACTACGCGGGCCCGGCAGCTCCGACCGGCGGCTTCACGCCGTCAGTGCCGACGCCTCCCCCGCCGAAGTCTCCGTTCGCTCCTTCGACGCCCGCCGAGATCGACACGGCTGCGACCGCGCAGGCCACGGCCGCGCTCACGCCGCAGCAGGCCGAGATCCAGCGACAGGCTCAGCTCGCGAGGGATCAGGCCACCGCCGACGAGGGGGCCATCACCGGCTTCCATACGGCCGCAGGGAAGCTCCTCGCGGGCATCGGCCCGGACATCGGCGCGGGTATCACCGCAGCGGCGCACGAGCAGGGGCAGCTCGGTCAGGGCTTCGCGAATCAGGCGAGTGCTCCGGTCTCCGACGCGGAGACGGCAGCGGCAGCGTTCGAGGCGTCTCAGGGTCAAGACGGCGGCACCCCGACCACGAGCGCCACCGCGTTGCACGACTCGATCTACGGGTTGCAGGGTGCGATCCCTGGAGACCAGCTCGCGAGCGAGGCGCTCAACGCGCGCACGTGGGCCGACGCACAGCCCGCCATCGACCTGAACGCTGGACGCGAGCAGTTGGACGCACGACTCGCGCAGGCGCACAAGGACAACGACGGGTACGCGCAGCAGCTCATCACGCTCGCGGCCACGTTCCCCGGCCTCAAGGCGCAGGCGTTGCAGCAGCTCAACCAGTACGAGATCGACAAGGGCAACTACCGCACCTCTGTGTACAACGCGCAGACGCAGCGCAAGGCCGAGATCGCCAACGAGAAGCTCGCAGGGATCAAGACGGCTGCGACCGCTGCGACCACGGCGCAGGAGTTCAAGTACAAGTGGGCGTCGCTCAAGTTCAAGTCGCAGGAGGCAGCCGCGAAGGCAGCGCAGGCCGGGAAGACCATCGACGTAGGCGCATCGCGTCTCCTCGGTCACGTGGTCTACAAGGACGGCAGCGAAGACACGTCGATCAAGGT